TAATATATTGGGTTTGTCTGATAAGCTAACAAGTCAAACAAGTTGGGTTTGTCTAATAAGCTAAGATCCTTAAAAAATCTAACAAATCTAACAAATTCCGAAACCAGACTAGTCAAACAAGTCAAACTAGTCGAATATATTGGGTTTGTCTGATAAGCTAACAAGTCAAACAAGTTGGGTTTGTCTAATAAGCTAAGATCCTTAAAAAATCTAACAAATCTAACAAATTCCGAAACCAGACTAGTCAAACAAGTCAAACATATTGGGTTTGTCTAATAAGCTAAGATCTTTAAAAAATCTAACAAGTCGGATTTGTTTGGTAAGCTAAGATCCTTAAAAAATCTATCAAATCTAACAAATTAATCAAGTTCCGAAACCAGACTAGTTAAACAAGTCAAACAAGTCAAACAAGTCGAACAAGTCGAACAAGTCGAACAAGTCGAACAAGTCGAACAAGTCAAACAAGTCAAACAAGTCAAACAAGTTGGGTTTGTCTGATAAGCTAACAAATCTAACAAGTCGAACAAGTCGAACAAGTTCCGAAACCAGACTAGTCAAACAAGCCAAATATGTTGGGTTTTTTTTTAAGTCAAAATTTTTTAAAAATCTAACAAGTTGGACATTTGGGGTTTGTCTGATAAGCTAACCAATTAGATGTGTTAGACAAGTTAGACGTGTTAGACAAGTTAAACAAGTTGGGTTTGTCTAATAAGCTAAGATCCTTAAAAAAATCTAACAAATCTAACAAATTCCGAAACCAGACTAGTTAAACAAGTTAAACAAGTCAAATATATTGGGTTTGTTTGATAAGCTAACAAGTCAAACAAGTTAGACAAATCAAATATATTGGGTTTGTCTGATAAGCTAAGTATTTAAAAAAATCTGACAAATTGGATATGTTAGATATATTAAACAAGTCAAACAAGTTGGGTTTGTTTGATAAGCTAAGATCCTTAAAAAAATCTGACAAATCTAACAAATCTAACAAATTGAACAAACCGGACTAGTCAAACAAGTTGGGTTTGTCTGATAAGCTAAGTATTTAAAAAAATCTGACAAATTGGATATGTTGGGTTTGTAGAATAAGTTGGGTTTGTTTGATAAGCTAAGATCCTTAACAAATCTGACAAGTTGGATATGTTAGATATGTTAGATATGTTAGATATGTTAGATATGTTAGGTTTATCAAATAAGTCGGGTTTGTCTGATAAGCTAAGATATTTAAAAAATTTGACAAATTGGATATATTAGATATGTCTGATAAGTTAGGTTTGTCAAATAAGTCGGGTTTGTTTGATAAGCTAAGATATTTAAAAAAATCTGACAAGTTGGATATGTTAGATATGTTAGATGTGTTAGGTTTGTTAAAGGAAGTTGGGTTTGTTTGATAAACTAAGATCCTTAAAAAAATCTAACAAATCTAACAAATTGAACAAACCAGACTAATCAAACAAGTTGGGTTTGTCTGATAAGCTAAGATCCTTAAAAAATCTGACAAATTGGATATGTTGGGTTTGTCAAATAAGTTAGGTTTATCAAATAAGTAGGGTTTGTCTGATAAGTTAAGATATTTAAAAAAATCTGACAAGTTAGACATATTGGATATGTTAGGTTTGTTAAAGAAGTTGGGTTTGTTTGATAAACTAAGATCCTTAAAAAAAAATCTGACAAATCTGACAAATCTAACAAGTCAAATAAGTCGGGTTTGTCTGATAAGTTAAGATCCTTAAAAAAATCTGACAAATTGGATATGTTAGGTTTGTTAAAGAAGTCGGGTTTGTTTGATAAACTAAGATCCTTAAAAAATCCGACAAATCTAACAAGTCAAACAAGCTGGGTTTGTCTGATAAGTTAAGATATTTAAAAAAATCTGACAAGTTGGATATGTTAGATATGTTAGGTTTGTTAAAGAAGTTGGGGTTTCTCGAATAAGCCAAAAAATTTTAGAAAAATGTTAGAAATTACAAATCATCCAATAAAGAAGTTGAAGCATCTTTTAATTCTGGACCTTTGTTGATTTTGCTTTTTGTGAACAGAATTTGCTCGTCTTTTGTTATCAAATTATTAAATTCGTCTTCAATATTTTCCAATTTGGATTTGTCAATATATGAAGCAACTTGAAACAAATCTTCTTCACGAGATGTTTCTTCAGTACCCACAGCTTGTGTCAAATTTTCAGCTTCGAAAGAAAAGATAAGATCACCTTCAAAGTGTAAAAAGGGAAACAATGCCATTTCTGAACAATCTTCCAAATCTGGACAAACACGGGTTACAAAAGCTGTTTTTGAGATAAAATTCTCTTGAAAAGTAACACGATTCACTTCTGGTCTCAAACGTTTAACAGTTGCATATTTACTCAAAAAGCTAATAATTTCAGACAAACGTTCGCGTGGTCCAATATCTTTAGCATCTTTGATTACACTGTTAAACCTATCACGTGAAAAAGAGTAAATAGTTTTTGAAAAGAAGATAACACTGATACTAAAACGATCGATACGCATTTGAGGAAAATCCAAGCACCCAAGATGTTTTGGGATTACAGTTTTTGCAACAATTTTAACTTTTTCGAATAATTGTTTTAATTTTCCAGTATCATCAAGAGTGTCAATATCTTTAGAAATCAAGATAAGTAAATTTGCAAAAGATGGTGGAAACTGTTCAACATTCAAAGAGAGTACATGACTAAAAGATCCCATTGGCATATATGAAATACGCGAAACTTTTACAAGACTTTTAGCTTGTTGAACACGTAAAGATGGTGTTTCTTTAAAATACAATGTTGGAAGTGTGGATGCTCCTTTTTTTTTTGGATGCCAAACACTATAACGAAGATCGATAGGAGTGTCATCAATCGAATCACTGTGATTTCTCACAATATTTTCAGTGTTGAAGATTTCTAATGCTTTTTCCATGATTGAAGAAGGTAAGAAGTGACTGATATACTACAAGATTTATAATTTGATATTTTTTTTCAATTTTTTTCTAATCTTATGGCTTTGACTTATTTGATACGAAAAAGTGAATGTTATCTGGGCCATTGTGATAAAGCATATAAAACATATAAACTCCAAGAACTGGCGATAAGAACGAGAACATACAAATTAGCGTTGTGAGTATAGATATCAAAGGAGTTACTCTCATAATTATTTTTAAACGATCACCAAATGGGAACATAAAAAGGAAATTTAATCCAGTTCCGATCACAAATAAAGCGGTAATGATATAAAAAAATACGATAACAAGTGTCCTGTATGGATCAGGGCTTGTATGTGCTGGAGTACTCATTTAGCAATAAAAAAAAATAGATTTTTAAACCTCTTTTAAGTTAGAAAGTAAAATATTGGGTTCATTTTTTGCTTTTATCGTAACCTTTATACCTCGGAAATACAATAATCCCATTAACATTTTACTTACTTTTGATAACAGATGACGTTCCAAAAAGGGTGTATAGTTGATATTTTCGCAATTTATGCATGTATAAGTAGAAGTTCCTTTGCGTTTGACCAGAGTGGCTAAATTCGAACAATTTCTACAAATATAAACATATTCTTGCACTTCTAACTCGTCTTGAGATATTTCAAATAAGATATTACCACAACCATGGGCAGCCAAGACATCAATTTCCATTTCTCCGACTTTATGGGCACCACCTTTCTGTTTTCCAGCTGGTGGTTGATTAAACTTGTTCAAACGTCCACGATTACGGGCAGAGATTTTTTCTTCTGAGATCTGGGTTAAACGAGTAAAACAGATTGGAGCCAAAAAGATTTTTCCCAAAGATTCGGCAGTATATGGATCATACATAACTTCTTCACAATTAAAGATATTATCAATTTTTTCATCAGAAAACGAAGGATAGTGCTTTTTTATATCTTTTTTGTATTCCTGGAGACTTTGATATGTATTATTGGAAAAAGATGTGTATTGACAATATTTTTTCTTTTTATCATCTCCAAAAGGCACATAGTTGAACCAATTGGTAATGATTGATTGAAAGTCCATGTTTAGTGTTTTTCTGGAAACGATTGATAAACTATTCAAAATGATATCAGGCTTGACCCCATCTGCAGTATAAGGCAAATCTTCAGGTTTAGAAATTTTTGACACCGTTTGCTTTTGTGCGCATTGATTTGCTAGTTTTTGACCTTTTTCTAGATAATGATGGGCAAAGATAGTATATCGTAGGTTTATTTTTGTTTCTTCTACCATTTTCACCAAACGATCAACTCTACCTGGAACTACAAACTTGTAAGGCTCTGAGTTATCATGTAAAGATACCAAACTATTCTGGATTTTCATGTGAACACTGGCACTTCCATATAATGCATCACCTGGTTCAATAGTGCTTTGTAATGATGGAATACCTGACTCATCAAGTTTATCATATGAATTTCTTATTCTTTTTAGGTCATTCTTGAGAACTTTTGATTCTATTTCACCTTTTACTAACATTACATTCACCATCAAAAACAACCCATTATCAACAGAAGTTTTGTTTACAATGATAGAATCTTCAATATTATCATTATTAGACATGTAAGCAACCAAAACATGAGAGCCCAAAGATTGCTTGTGTATACGGGATTCGATCAATACATCGTTTACAATACATGGTTCTTGGATAAAACATGGTGGAAATTTCTCACTTTCTATGTTATTTAAAGAATCGGGTTGTATAGACGAAACATTATTTTTTAGTTGAGAAACGCTAAAAATTCCACGAGCACCAGGCATTTTGCTTATATCAAATATCATGGATTCCAAAATACCCAAGTTTAGAAAGTTATCAAAAGCAACATAATTATATTTCTTTTGTTCTTCTAGTGATTTTGACATAAAAGTATTATAGTTCTCACATGTGTTGGTATAGACAAATTGCTCTGGTCCTAAATATTCGATAATATCATATTTTAAAATAATATTCTCAAACGTTGAACTCATTAACTCACGTCTGGATTCTTCGATTTGTTGGAATTTAAGCTTACCATCTTCTACAATAAAGACAGGCATAAAAGGTATTCGGTTTCCCACGTTTATTCGAAGTTTTCTGAATTTTTTCAAAGGCGAGAAATATTTTGCTTTAGTCCAAACATAATAGGGTATTAAGGCAATATCTAACATATTACTACCAAATACATGTTTTCTTTTTTTTTTTAACAAATCAGCATATAATTCAACAGCAAGGGATTGTGGAATAGATCCAAGACAGAATTCAGAATCATCAATAATCGAAACAAGCAAATCATCTTCTTCAATATTTGATGTTTGATGTTTGGTTATATAATTTGAACAGTATTTGAACACATTGGTAAAAACTTCCATATGTTTCTCTTGGGTTTTATCATTAATGATTGTTCCAACGTTTAATCTTCTATTCACACCAACTTTTTCTCCATGATCAGGTGTATCAACTGGAGCCATATAAAACATAGATTTTAAGTCGGGATCTCTAGCCCCAAGTTGTTTTGTTAGGTTGATAGTTGAATCTCTTACGATTAGTGAATTCAAGAAGATACGTTGAGCAAAGTTAACATTTTTCATAGGTTTGATTGCTATACTCTGTCGAGAATCTTGCATATTGAAGACATTATTATAGATATTTTGTAATTTGTTATATGGTTCGAGTGCGATATTAAACTCCAAATCATTATGTTTTATCTTTCCTATCTCTTTTTGGTAGTGATCGATAATATTTTTCACACTTTCACGTCCAATCAAATCAAATGCCATACCCGGAGTTAAAAGTCTTCTGGTAGAAATATCATCTTTATTCGGGTAAATCTGATTTTGAAAAGAGGCAACAAGGAAATCTTCGAAAATGGATAATAATGTTAAACCTTTGATCTTTAGGATAGAATGTGTGGAAAGATTCAATTGTTCAACTAATTCCAATGATGCAATACCTGGAAAAAGTGAGTTTTGAAAGTCATATATATCTTTGTGTTCAATCTCTTCAGCAGAGGCTAGAATCTGTTTAACATGATTAACAATTTGACACTCTTCTGATAAATTCGGATTTTCTAATAACATTTTCGTGTGTGCGAATATAATCTCGATAATCGTAATAAGCTTTTCATCGTAACAAATTTTTGATTTTTTGTTATAAAAGCGAGAAATGATCAAAGTTTTTAAAGTATCTAATCTATATGATGTTAGTAAAGAAATTAAAAATAGCACGTTTATGTTGGGAATAGTCTTTTTTGATGCAATTGTCAAAGAAAGGTTATCATATACGAGATTTAGATCCATGGTGATATATTGTGGATTTGATAAAGATCCTGAAAAACTCAAAGGAACATTAGCAAAAGAAGTATGTAAAGCATTTATTTTTGGCAGATCAAACTTGGGCCAAGTATATGTTCTATCTTGTTTCAAAACCATATATTTCCGAACATTATTCTTTGTGACGAAAAAACCACCAGTTTCCAATTCTTCGGGATAATAGTTAACATTTTTCATAGAAAAGCCACCAGAAGCCACATATAAAGGTATTTTGATTTCGGAAATAAGAGACAAAAGTGTCATAGTATGTTCTTCTCCAGTGGGTTTGATGGTTTTCTTTTTTATCTCGATTTTAACAGTAACCAATTCTTCAAAGGGTCTTCCGAGTAGTTGACAATGTTTAAAAGATTTTTCAATGACTTCAGAGTTAAAATCAGAGCTTTCTATCCAATATTCTATAGTTTTTGTAGCATCTGTTTTTGATAGTAAAAGCTTTTTGAAAAGAAAGATATTTTTTTTATTTGAGTGAAAAATTCGAAAACTTTCTTCAGTATTCTGCAAAAACCGATTATTACCATTTTTGCTTTTAAGATAGAGTTTTGTAAGGACATTCTTTAAATCCATTGTGAATATTCGGTATTTATATTTAAGTATCGAACTATTTTTAAAGATAAAGCTTTTTTTTTAAATTTTTTGATCTTCTAGAAAGGGTAAAACTCTCTACTTATTAAATGTTGCCAATTATTCCGGTTATTAATACGTTTTTACAAAAAAAAAGAAATCAAATAGAGCAAGCTGATCTTTTTATATTTGAACATATGACACATACTTACGATTTTTTAACAAAAATGATGAATTTCTTATGTATATATAATATGACAAACTACGAAGCATATCTGAATACTTTGGATTTAAAAATTTCCCAAATAGAAGAGGGGATTTTACCTTCATAAATGGGTGTCTCTGCTAGTATACAAACCACAATAACAAACATTAATAATGAGATAACTTATCATGCAGAACAAAATAGTAAAGCCGAGTCGAGGGCAGATTGTAAGATAACAATAGGTAGTATTTTATATGAAAATGTCTCCGGATGTCGAGCTGTTTTTAAAAATATATGTAGTGCAACTGCTGATACCCAGATAGATAGTATGATTGACTTAATAGTAAAAAATGTAGATAAGTTAACAAATGATCAAAAACAACATGCTGCAACATTGTTTACCGCAACATTTGGGATTTCGACAAGTGTTAATAATATCAGTGAAACGATAACACATACTCTGAAGCAAACCTGTAAGAGTAAGGCAATAGTTAACGAGACAATCTCGGGTGCTGATATAAAGGTTAAAAATTGTGTTGCTCCACCGGGTGAGATGATGGATTTTGAGTTTGTAAACATGGGAACAGCCGGAAGTTCTTGTGTATCCAAAATGCTTCATCAATTTGCGGTTGCTGCAATTAACGATGTAACTAACCGACAAGCCCATGGAACCGATTGGACAAAATTTTTCTGGCCATTGGCTATCTTTTTAATGGTTAGTTCAGTTGGGTTTATTATTTTAAAACTTTTTGCGAATAAGATAGCTTCACCAAAAGAAAGAATGGAGATAAATGCTTCAAAATTTGATAATTATGCTCAACGTATAAAAACTTTATATCCACAACATATTATGACATAAAAAAAAATCTCAAAAAGCTCAAAGTCAGACAGGTCTGATAATATAAACAAGTCAAATATATCTGATGAGTCAAACACATATCTAAAATATCTAACATATCTGATATATTAAACTAGTCAAACAAGTCTGGTATATCTAAAATATCTGATGAGTCAAACAAAAAATCAAACAAATCAAACAAGTCTGGTATATTAAACAAGTCAAATATATCTGATAAGTCAAACAAATCAAACAAATCTGATATATTAAACAAGTCAAATATTATTCTTCAATTGGATTATCTCGATTTGATTTGATTATGTGCAAAATTTCCAAAACCTCAATTATTATTGGATCAACAGATTCCTTTAGTTCAATAATTTGCTCAAAATCACAGCTTCGAAATTTTTTTCTGAGTTGCATTAGTCTGGTTTTGAAAACTATATAGAAAACACAAAATGTATTTGGTAATCCTGTAAAATGATTATGGGTGAGATATTTTTTATTATGTAATTGACAATGATGGCCTGACTCGGCACTTTTTGCAAAAACAAACTTAAATTTGTCTTTATTGAGAAGATCTTGGAATATAAGCAAAGAATTGTTGTTTTCTTCTTGTATGGGTGTGTGCGAAGATTCTATCTCTATAAAATTTTGAATATTACAAGTTTGGATAACAAATGATTTCTGACAAATATCGATTTGTTTCTTCACGTTTATCAAGTCACGCAAATCAAAATATATACTAGATAACCATTTAAGACCAAGACTACGCAACATACCCTCGGGACTTGGGCTGATTATAGAACCAGGTGGAATAGCATTTAAAACTTCTGCTTGTTGTTGAGACCTGAGCATATTTTTCTTTACATTTAATATTTTTCGAACCCCCGCTTCACTGATAAATTTGGTATCTAAAGGCCAAGATGTAGGCAAAGACGGTGATTGAAGTGTTCGATCATATGAAAACGCATAATGTTGATATTTAAAAAATAAATCATGCCAAGTTTTTTTCTCATATAAAGCGAATTGTTCTTCCATTTCGGCCATATCCCATTCTAAAACATCAAATATTTCTTGTAAGTTTGTCCATAAAAGATGATTTTCGGATACCAAATGTACAAAATATTCTTTGGTTTCGGTTTTATAATATTTTTGACATACCCATAAACCATTCATTTTTTCGAGTGATTTTTTATTAATTTGTTGAATTTGATAGACCTGCTTACTTTAATATATTTTATATTTTTTCAATATTACATATAACAAAGGGAAGTCTAACTAATCAAACAAGTCGAACATATTAAACAAACCCAACAAGTCGAACATATTAAACAAACCCAACAAGTCGAACATATTAAACAAACCCAACAAGTCGAACATATTAAACAAACCCAACAAACCTAACTAGTCTAACAAGTAAGATATTTTAGATATTTTAGATATTTTAGATATTTTGGATATTTAAACAAATCCAACAAGTCGAATATATTAAACAAACCCAACTAGTCAAACAAGTCGAACATATTAAACAAACCCAACAAGCCTAACTTATCAAACAAGTAAGGTATTTTAGATATTTTGGATATTTAAACAAACCCAACTAGTCAAACAAGTCGAACACATTAAACAAACCCAACAAGTCGAACATATTAAACAAACCCAACAAGTCGAACATATTAAACAAACCCAACTAGTCAAACAAGTCGAACATATTAAACAAACCCAACAAGTCTAACAAGTCGAACATATTAAACAAACCCAACAAGTCTAACTAGTCAAACAAGTCTAGTATTTTTAGATATTTTGGATATTTAAACAAACCCAACAAGTCTAACTTATCAAACAAGTCTAACTAATCAAACAAGTCGAACATATTAAACAAACCCAACAAGTCGAACATATTAAACAAGTCTAACTAATCAAACAAGTCGAATATATTAAACAAACCCAACAAGTCGAATATATTAAACAAACCCAACAAGTCTAACTAATCAAACAAGTCTGGTATTTTAGATATTTTGGATATTTAAACAAATCCAACAAGTCAAACAAGTCAAACAAATTAGGTTTCTAATCACAGATCTAATTATCTTACTTTTAGAATTTTTTTGACAAACATAACAAATTCCAATAATTAACAACAATTAACAACAAATAACAACAAATAATATCATATTTTGATTATTTCGAATCTTTAAACAGAAACACAATCCTAAACGAAGCTTTGGTATTTTGTTGTACACGTTCTGATTTCTCAAGCATATATTTGCATACTAAACTTGAAGCTGAGCCGATTTCTGTACTCATCGAATATAAACTTGGAGTTCCTTCTAAAGGATGTGTGATAGTTTTATCGTTTATATGTATCGTGACTTTGGCATCTGGGCAGAGAGAGGTTGTGGTCGTGGTTATTATGGTTCCATCTTCGAGTTTATCGATGTTTATATAAAGTGGTTCTAAGATAATTCCCATAAGCAAACCAGTGCGATCTATACTAATATCAATTGTTTGCTCTGTTTCAGACAAGATAACATTGATTTTTTTTGAAGACGTGATTGCCAATGTTTTCATAATCTCAAGATGTTCACACATTTGGTTTGTTTTGTGCACCTCATCCTTTGGGCGTACAACGAGGGCCATAGAATTCTTTTGGAGTTCAGTAAAAAAAACAAGATGGCCTAATAACTCTGATGGGGTTGAACATGCTGCAATTTCTTCCACTTTTTTATCAGCAAGCTTTTGTGGTATAAAATTCTTTGACATTGCTGCTACCAAGCCTCTGATCATTTGTGAGATTATATCGAATAATTGGGTTTGGTACTCGGATATTTGTGTTTGATACAGTTTAATATTGTCCAATAATGCGAACTTTTTTTCTCTTTGTTCGAAATCAGAGATAATATTTTCCTGTTTTTCCATATCTTTCTTTATGTTATCAATTTGAAGATTAACCTTTTGAATCTCAGACTCATCAACAGACTTTTCAATCCTCGTTGTTTGTTCAATCTTCACTAGTTGTTCATTCTTTTGTTCATTCTTCACCAGTTGTTCATTCTTCACCAGTTGTTCAGCCTTTGGTTTAGGATCATCATTTGGTGATAAAGTCAAAGATTTTGATAACGCGTTAAGATTTTCAGTAAGCGTTTTGATTAAAGCCTCAAATTCCAGAAACTTGTTATTATAGGATTTTATTAGATTCAAATCCAAATTAGGATCCAATTTAGCCAATGTATCTATTTGTATACCAATGGCTTGTAATTTTTTTTCTAAAAACTCCATGTTAACAGCATCTGCGGCGCCTTCTGGATCCCCAACATTTGTAATAGTTACCCCCTTGGCGTCAAAATAAGGTTCGTTGTATAAGAGGGGATATTGTTTCTTATGACCCATTTATCTGATAAATAGTTTCCATTTTTGAGCATTTTTAAGCTTTTTGAGTATAAAAAAATTGCTTCATAAGTAAAAAAATTTTTCGTATATAAGGCGATTTTAAATTCAAAAAGGATTCAAAAACATTTTTTTGTGTGGCACTTATCATATATCCATCAATAGAACACATGTGACACTTTTCTTCGGTACCAAGATCGAATTGTATAGTTGAATATAATCCCATTTTTTTTAATAAAAAAACATTTGAAAATATTTGATTATAACCAGATATGTGAAACAAACCCAACTAATCGAACAAGTCGAACAAGTCGAACAAGTCTAACAAGTCGAACAAGTCTAACAAATCAAACAAGTCTAACAAATCGAACAAACCCAACATATTAAACATATTAAACAAACCCAACATATTAAACAAACCCAACTAGTCGAACAAGTCGAACAAGTCTAACAAATCGAACAAGTCTAACAAATCGAACAAACCCAACATATTAAACAAACCCAACATATTAAACAAACCCAACTAGTCGAACAAGTCGAACAAGTCTAACAAATCAAACAAGTCTAACAAATCAAACAAGTCTAACAAATCGAACAAACCCAACAAGTCGAACAAGTCTAACAAATCGAACAAACCCAACATATTAAACAAACCCAACTAGTCTAACATATCAAAAAAATCAAACTAGGCAAACAAACCTAACTTGTTGGGTTTGTCTAACTTATTTGATTTGTCTCACAAGTTGGGGTTTGTTTAACTTGCTGAACTTATTTGACTTGTTGAACTTATTTGGCTTATGAAACAAACCCAATAAGTCTAACTAGTCTCACAATCAAAACATCCCCAACTTATAAGATCTATCAAAAATATTCAAAAATCAGACTTGTCTCACGAGTTGGGTTTGTCTGATTTGTTTAACTTGTTGGGTTTGTCTGATTTGTTTAGCTTGTTGAACTTATTTGACTTGTTGAACTTATTTGATTTGTTTAACTTATTTGACTTGTTTAACTTATTTGACTTGTTGAACAAACCCAATATATTAAACAAACCCAATATGTTGAACAAACCCAATATATTAAACAAACCCAATAAGTCTAACTAGTCAAACATATTAAACAAACCCAACCTGTAAGATGTATCAAAATTATTCAAAAACCAGATTTGTCTTATAAGTTGGGTTTGTCTGATTTGTTGAACTTGTTGGGTTTGTCTGATTTGTTGAACTTATTTGACTTGTTGAACAAACTCAATATATTAAACAAACCCAATAAGTCTAACTAGTCAAACGTATTAAACAAACCCAACCCTGTAAGATGTATCAAAATTATTCAAAATTATTCAAAATTATTCAAAAACCAGATTTGTCTTATAAGTTGGGTTTGTCTTATAAGTTGGGTTTGTCTGATTTGTTTAACTTGTTGGGTTTGTCTTATAAGTTGGGTTTGTCTGATTTATTTGACTAGTCTGGGGTGTTTAACTTGTTGGGTTTGTCTGATTTATTTGACTAGTCTGGGGTGTTTAACTTATTTGACTTGTTATTAAAATCTGATAATTGGAATGTTAAAAAAATGTCTTTCTTTATTGATAATTGAAAGCAGTCAAATCCAAAAACTCATCATATGTATATAACTCTTTGGTTTGGGTTTGGTAGAAGAAAACGTTTTTATTTTCTAAATCACTATAAGATATTCGAATATGTTTACCTTTTAGCTTTTCACGATTTTTTTTTATTATTGTCTTGTTTATTTGTTGAGAGTAATCCATTTTCTCACCAGATTTATATTTTGATAAAATTTCCCACTCTTCTTGTTTTTCTAACGAATTTAACACAGAAAGCAGTTTTTTAAAATAATTAAGAGAGTTTGGATGTTTATGTAAAAAGTGGTGTAAAACAAACGAGGATAAAAGGGTTTCTATACTCATATTAGTCAAAGTTTGCCCAACAAGAACCTGTTGAGGGTTTAACTGGTTAATCAAGTATATAGAAACAGAAAATTTTGACATGATCAAAACATTTGATGTGTTCAAGATATTTTCAACGTAAGCAATTCCTTCTGGGGTTAAAGATGTTCTAGGCATTTCAGGGATTTTGCTTACCTCTATACTCAATAATTTCTTTTTATCTTTCATATTCGAACTTTTACCTGCTTTTGGTCGATTCATGACTTGGGCCACGATCTCAGAAAATAAAGCAAAAAATTGTCGAAAGATTTGAATATTAGCAATATTTAGAAAATTCAATGTATCTGGAATAGATAATAATGGAACCATTAACCAATCATATTCCGATTCACCATTTGTCCAATCTTTGATGTCTATTAAAACAATAGTGCCATCAATAATTTTATGTTTTATACCAGATATACTAGACTTGTTAGGTAAGTCAGCATAAGGTATTTGATAAAACGTGTTTGTATAAGTTAATAATGTTGTAAATTTTTCAATCATGTTAGAAATATTTGATATATTCTCAACTCGTCTTAATTCACTCATCATACGGAAATTATTCAACATTTGTATAATAGGCGAAACAAATTCGAATCCTCTAATATTTTTGATTGGGATTTTATGCATCGTTGTTGGATCAATATATATAACATCTAAAAAGTGTTTGTTTTTATAACCAAGTGAAGCATGTCCGAGAATAAAAGGAATCATAAGAATATCAACATCTATATCTAGTATCAATTTGAAAATAATGGCCAAATTTTTTAAGAGAAGCATTGGGTTAATATGATAAACATCCAGATCATTATAGGTTATTTGATCATTTAAGACAAAAGATGTATAAGACCCATAAAAGATAATACTTTCAGCGTGTAAAGTAGATTTCTGTGTTTGGATAAGCAATTCTTCACTGATGCCCTTTAATAATCGGAAAATAACTTGATCCAATTCAGAAAGTTGTTCAGCATGTGGATGTGGTCTTTTACGTAAAGATATATTATATTTTGAGAAGAATTTGGTTACAAAGGCTTTTATATCAGGGGATTCAGCCATCGGAACAACACTTAACTCGTCAGCCAAATCTGAAGCGTTTGCAATTTTAAAAATATAATCATCACTATATTTGAAAAACGTGTATTGAAATTCTAAAAGAGACAAGATCTTGTAAGGACATGTCAAAGTTTTTTGTTTTTTTTTGAAATCGCCAAAATTATTGTTGATGTTCTCAATTATATTCATTTTTGGATTGATTTGATGTAATGCTTCTTGTTCATTTTGGATATACTTTTTAAAAAACCCAATTAACTGACGTTCTTTAAATTTTAGAATTTTTGGATTTTTTAAAATATTGGTACAAAATTGAGCTTTTTCAATTGTTTTTGTACGCTTGAAGAGTTTGATGTTATTTTGATCGAATACAACATTTTTCAAGTTTGTCCCCAAATATTCAGTAAAAACAGGATGTAGAGAGTTGGATAATTCTGTTGGATTCTCGACAAATACAGTAGGAATTATTTTTTTAGATGACATTATTTCATTTATAAATATGGAAAACCAAATATATATTTGTGTAAAGGGTCCAGAAGGCACGGGATTTCAACCACTATTTAGTGTTCCAATTAGCTCTTGTGCTGCTTTTGGTGGATCGCTTTTTCAGACACCGGAAATATCCCCGTCTATCCAAAAAGAAAGCCGAATTCAGAATGATATGGCTAATTTTTCACAAGAAACCGAGCTAAATAGACGCGTGACAATCAAAGAACCAGAAGCAACAGATTTTTCTAATCATATGTTAACCAAATTCAAAAAATTCAAAACAAATAAACGTTTCTAGACAACTAGGATTTTTTACTTCTTTCATTGTTGATAAATGTTGGTTATTCTGGTCATCTTTATAATCACCTTATGCTTTTCCCTCTTTCAATTTTATGAGTTCTATAAAAATTACGATTACATCTTAGAATTCAATGACAGATATAAAAAATATGAATATGTTACAACACCCGGTTTCAATTTTATCGATAAGAGTATTTTTGATCCAAATGACGAAGCAAAAACGAAAGAAGAAAAATGGAGATGTATACAATCCGATAAAGTATGGTCTGGGATTTCTTCAAGGGGTTTTGTTAACGACGGGGGTCATATAGCTCAATGGTCAAATCGAGAAACATGTCTGAATTATATTTTTTCCCATGAAATCTTAAATTATACAAATCCATGTAAAACAGATGGTAAACAGTCGGATAATGTGTTAAAAAAATGTAACCTTTTTAAGGCCGCAAATAAAATAGATGATCAATATTTTCCAAATATAGAAGAAAAAGCATTACTTGCTTAAATATTTTGGCGTAACCAAACTTTCCATATTATTTTCGATAACTGTTGTCAAAAACTGGACATTTGTAATTTTATACTTGCTTAACATAATTGCTAACTTATCTACTTGAAAGTCTGATTTGACATATGCATACCAAATATTACCCAAAGGCAAAGAGTTATTGAACGCAACTGGTGGCCAAAACATTGTGTTTTTTTTATTTATTCTATTAATATTTCATATTTTTCTAACTTCTATTGAAAAAGGAGAGATCATCAATCGACGCAGGGATATTGCTCATACCACCAGCTTTAGGCATTTTTTTGGCATCTGTTACTTTAATACATTCCACTGGCTTTTTGGGTTTAAAGACTTGGATTACAATCACAATAATAAGAGTCAAAATTATAACAATGAGTACTATAATCCAGATATATGTAAAATTACAAGCATCATATGATAAATTTGGTGGTTGGATTATAATTTCATCCAATACGGGGTTTTTGTTATTCGGGGCTCCAGCTAATACATTTGGCATTCCTGTTGAATCCAATAAACCACCTCCAGTTTCAGTTTTAACCGGATTTATTACATTTGTTACGTTTTCTTTGACCCAAATATCATTGGGTTGCTGAGAAAATAAATTATCAGACGAAAAATCCATTTATTAAAGAAAATTGCAATATTTTTCAAAAACAAAAAGATATTTGATAGAGTTAAAAAAAATGAAAAAAAAGATTATATCAAAATATATAAACGTACATAAATAAAAAAATTGGACAAAAATCAAGAAAAAATTAGAAATATCCACTATGTTGATCACTAAACAATATCTTTCCCATTTTCTAACTGTGGGTCATAATATCCAAAATGGCACATATTGGTTTAGAATTGACGATTTGGCGCCTATATTTAATTATTTGAACATGGCATCAACTACGTTTTGTAGTCAAATACCAAATGAATACAAATATTTATGGAAAGACCTGAAATCTGAAATCTCTGAACCATTTGCTGTGGCACGAAGAGAGTATTTGTATACTATATATTTGAGTGATTATGGAGTCTATTGGTATATTTTGCGTAATCAATCTGTTGCTCTAGCTGCTTTCGAGAATTGGTTATCTTGTGAGTTTCCAGATATATGCAAAACAAAAATTTTAAGACCAATATATACCCCGTCTTTTATTTATATTGCCACAACTGCCGCATATGCTAAACGTGGTATATATGTGATTAAATCTGGCAATAATCTTTCAGCAAGTTTACTTTTCTTAAACGCTTATCGTAAAGAATCAAATTTATTCTATTTCGAAAAAATCTTTATATCCCCAACAAGAGATGCATATTTGATAGAGAAAATAATACATGATATTCTAAAACCTCTTAAAGAAGATTGTAATTCTGAGTTAATCAAATCACCGTATGGCCTTAAACATATTATTACTTTGATTTTGGATTTGCCTGATTTATATGAGTATCAATGGCCTAATGTTGTTGGGATAATTAATATATCTAACATACCTAGCATATCTAACACACCCAATATGCCTGATACACCAGATACACCAGATGTGTCTTCACCCGACGATGATAGTGTAATCGATGTTGTTGAGGTATAATATGCTTAATATAATAAAGAAATAATAAATAAAAAGACATTTTTTTTAATAAATTACCTAAAATGGGTTTATATCAACGTGAATATGTCTTTGGGGACCAAGTTGTTACAATATTTATTTTTTTAGACAAAAATGATAATGTTTGGATAAAATTTACAGAACTTGTAGATTTTTTACAATATCAAACTATAGATGATATTCAACAATATTTAACACCCGATAATATTTTAGACTGGAAAAAAATCCAAGAAATAATGGGAAGTTTACCCACTATAAAATGGAATTTGTCTACTTTATTTGTTAATGAAACGGTTTTTAATATGTTAATTTTGCATTCAACTTTTCCAGAGGCAAAACATTTTAATGACTGGTTTAATCTTATCGTTCCCAAGCTTAAAAATGCCCAAATATTCGGCCCTCCTTCACATTTTTTGCAATTTCAAAATAAACAACTTCAAACACAACTAAGCCAACTTTTTGCAGATATGATTTCAAAGGATAAAAAATATAATATATCTGCCAAGTTGAAAGATGCTGAATTATCAGATGCACGAGAAAAATTACAAACATTAAGCAAGAATATTATCGGAATAAGTTCGAATATTATTAAAATCCCCAAAAACAAGGATCGTCAACAATTTTGTCGGATTTTTATACATAAAACCGATAATACCAAATATGCCTTTGTCCAAACCCAATATAGCAACGAAAAAATATGTAATCCTTATTGGGAATCATATTATGAGTTTTTTCATATACCCATACTTCCCAAGGAGTTTAATCTTTTAAAACGTATTGAAAGTAGTTTGACCCAAGGACGTATCTTATATGGTTTGAATGATAATATTATAACAACAAACGTTTCTCTAACACCCTTTTTAGAAGAGATACAAGATGAGATAAACTCTTATATTATTTGTCTAGTGTAAAGTTTGTTTCACTTGTTTTACTTGTTTAATGTGTCTTATTTGTTTAACATATCTGGTTTGTTTAACTTGTTAGGTTTGTTTAATATGTCTGACTTATCTTACTTGTTTAACGTATCTAATATGTCTAACATATCAGGTATGTCTAACTTGTTGGGTTTGTTTAATAAGTTGGGTTTGTCTTACTAGTCTGGTTTGTCTTACTAGTCTGGTTTGTCTAACTTGTTAGGTTTGTTTAATAAGTTGGGTTTGTCTAACTTGTTGGGTTTGTTTAATAAGTTGGGTTTGTCTTATTAGTCTGGTTTGTTGGGTTTGTTTAATATGTCTGACTTATCTAATTTGTCTTACTTGTCTAACATATCAGGTTGTCTAACTTGTTGGGTTTGTTTAATAAGTTGGGTTTGTCTAACTTGTTGGATTTGTCTTATTTGTTGGGTTTGTTTAATATGTCTGACTTATCTTACTTGTTTAATATCTGATTTGTCTAACATATCTGGTTTGTCTAATATGTTGGGTTTGTTTAATAAGTTGGGTTTGTTTAATAAGTTGGGTTTGTTTAATAAGTTGGGTTTGTTTAATAAGTTGGGTTTGTTTAATAAGTTGGGTTTGTTTAATAAGTTGGGGTGTTTTACTTGTTTATCACGTCTTACTTGTTTATCATGTCTTATTAGTCTGGTTTGTTGGGTTTGTTTAATATGTCTGACTTATCTTACTTGTTTAACATATCTGGTTTGTCTAACATGTTGGGTTTGTTTAATAAGTTGGGTTTGTCTTACTAGTCTGGTTTGTTTTACTTGTCTAACATATCAGGTTGTCTTACTAGTCTGGTTTGTTTAAATGTCTAATATATTTGAGAAATTTGAAATTTTATATCCTTTCTTAAACAAAAAATGTATCGAATCCAAAGTCTAATACAAAATCTAATACGAAAAGAATACATCATATATTCTTTACTTATTTCTACTCAACCAGATATAAAACGATTTCGAACACGTCTTGTAAACAAAACAATTTCTTATTTTCAAAAATCTGAAAGTAATCAAAAAATTGAAAAATAATTAAAAATATATTAATTATTCAAAATGTCATCACCTGGGGTTTATACTTATCTTATTAACTATACTGGATATAATATTCCAGTTTTGCAAATAAACAATGAATTATATTTCCCTGCTATCGAACTCAAAATTATTCTATATCCTTGTGAAAATATTAACCTGAGTTCAGTAGGAAATCCAAGGAATCTAGATTTTGTTTTAACAGTGAAAGATATTTTAGAAAAACACAAAATGCAAGAATTATCCGCAAAATGTCATCCAACGCGATTACAGCAAGTTTATTATACTATTGCTGGTCTTTATCGCTTGTTTCTTATTTTGGATACACCTGAAACCGAAAAGTTCCAAAATTTTATCTTTGATTTGGTAACTCGAATGAAACCAATCAGAGGCAAAATTTTAAAAAATAAGTAAACAATTCGTATTAGATTTTTTTTTTTATTTTATTGCTCAAATCTTGAATCTCTGAATATTTTGACAAGTTAGACAAGTCAGACAAGTTGAATTAATCAGACAAGTTAGACAAGTCAGACAAATCATATAAGTTAGACAAGTCAGACAAGTTAGATAAGTCATACAAATTGAACAAGTCAGACAAGTTGAACAAATCAGATAAGTCAGACAAATCATACAAGTTAGATAAGTCATACAAGTTAGATAAGTCATACAAGTTAGACAAATCATACAAGTTGAACAAATCAGACAAGTCAGATAATAAGTCAAATATGTTAGGATATATTAAAAAAAAAGGGGTTTATTTGTTAAAAGTTTTCGAATTTGGTCATAGTGTATTTTTCTTTTACAATTTCCCCAATAAGTTTTATAAAATCAGATTCTTTGTAGTTATGTAAAATATATTTATTCAAATCAACAGAGATCCAAGTATTTGCTTTTCTTAACTTTTCTCTTAGAATTCTTTTTTCTCGCGAAACCTTGTATGCTTCAGTTTCTTTCAATTGTTGAAAAGCTTTTGAATAGGCTTGTTGGTTTATAGGTTCAATGTGTTCTTTTATCTTTACACGCAGATCAATAGGGTTTGGGTTTTTTTCTTTGATTGTAATTTCGTAACCCTTTAGATCTTTAGATTGTTTGTTAATATGGGAAGCTTGTCCTGAAATAAGTTTAAATTCTATTGGGGTTGAGCCAATTCTCTTAAGTAAAAGATAATAATGAACTTTAGAAGCCTGTTTTGGAGCAATATTTCTCTCTTCGATAACAGAATACAAATCTTCACGCATATCATTAACAGTTTCTTTTAGATCCCAGTTATCTTGTTGTAAATTTTCGTTATCTATTTTTAAACAGTCCAATTTATCAATCGTTTCATCAAGTTGTTCAACCATATCACATTGTCTTTCACCAGATATTGCCAATTTTTTATTAACCGAAGATAGTTGCTTTTTGGCATTAATGAGCTGAGTATTTGTTTCGATGGCATTTGTGCTTATAATTTCAAGTTTAGCCATTAATTTGTTATAACGTTCTTCTGCTTCTATATTATTTTGCTGCAATCGTTTTTCGAGCCATAGATTGTGTTCGTTTATTTTTTCAAGCTCTTGTTGCATTCTTTTGATTCGATTAGTGCGTATTGCTTTTAATAATCCGTAAATATGATTTTGAAACATTTTAGTTTTTGGTTTATTTGAAGACATAATAACATAAGAAAGACCAGCTTCGGTTAAGTAAATATTTTGAAAATTATGTTGAGAAACCATATTGGGATCCTGTTTTATCAAATCCAAACTCGGGTACATCTCAAGTATTTCCTTTAATGTTTTCTTAAAAATCTCTGGAACATGTTTAAACAAATACACATTATAATCTTCAGGACTAACATATTCTAATACACGCAAAACATCTTCGGCACATATGTAAATATCATCAATTGGACCAATAATATTGATCGAACTATTATCATATTCGATATTAGACATTGGTATAAAATTAAGATTACTTGATGATTCAAGATTATGAACTGATTTTGTGATAGATACAGCCATTTTTATTTTATTTGGTATAAGAGATTCGTAATTATAGAGAATGCTTATTTTTTCAATAAAATCCCATAACTTTGACTTGTTGGATAAGTTAGACTTGTTTGATAAGTTAGACTTGTTTGATAAGTTAGACTTGTTGGGTTTGTTAGACTTGTTGGGTTTGTTTGATTTGTTGGGTTTGTTTGATTTGTTTGATTTGTTAGACTTGTTGGGTTTGTTTGATAAATTTGACTTGTTGGGTTTGTGTGATAAGTTAGATAAGTTAGATAAGTTAGATAAGTTTGATAAGTTAGACTTGTTTGATATGTTTGACTTATTTGATAAGTTCGATAAGTTAGATAAGTTTGACTTGTTGGGTTTGTGTGATAAGTTAGATAAGTTCGATAAGTTAGACTTGTCTGGTTTGTTTGATTTGTTTGATATGTTTGATTTGTTGGGTTTGTTTGATTTGTTTGATTTGTTTGACTTATTTGATAAGTTCGATAAGTTTGATAAATTTGACTTGTTGGGTTTGTGTGATAAGTTAGATAAGTTCGATAAGTTAGATAAGTTTGATAAGTTAGACTTGTTTGATAAATTTGACTTGTTGGGTTTGTTAGATAAGTTCGATATGTTTGACTTATTTGATAAGTTCGATAAGTTCGACAAGTTAGACTTGTTTGATATGTTTAGCTTTTTCAATCCATCAAAAAATCTATAATCAATGTTGCTTCGTTGGTATTTTTATCATATTCCAATTCCCCAGTTTCCATTAAGAAAGTTGAACCAGGCTCATAAGTATCAAATTCGTTTTCAAAATAGATATTCGAAAGATAAATTTGGTTAATGTTTTCAAATTTTATCAAATACTTCTTCTTATTCTTTATAAGACAAATTTCTACTTTAATAACTCGATATTTCTTATTTGGGTCCAGTTTATTAATATCAATCACAGTATCTATAATATCAGCCAAATGTTCATCATATAAGGTTTTTTTGTAAAAAGGTTCCAATGTTGAACGTGGGTCCAAAGATTCGATATATTCAAAGATATACTTTTGGGATAAAATTTTAGCAATTTGAAATCTGTATAATGGTTCAAGACAATTTGTTGGCCCTATTTTAAAATAAAGCACACAATCACGTAAAACCAACTTATTTAACACACAATCCTTTTTTACATACTCTTTAAAAATGTTTGCCATTTCTTTATTGGTTTCTGTTACAAACAAAGATCCGTTTTTGGTTTTACATAATATATCTATAGATTTGGTCGAAATAGCAAAAATGTGGACTGTATATTCGTAATTGGCAACAAGACAACCAGTGGGAGTAGAAAAAAATTTATAACAAATATCAGAGTTGTGTTCACTTATCAATTTGTTTTGCTTTTCATCTGAGATATCCATGGGATCTGACTGGTTTAAATATTCGGTAAAATTATCAATTTGACATATTTTTTTGGGAATACGGGGAAAAGACATTTTTTTTTTATTTGTTAATTATTCTATATTTTTGAAAAATTGACCACTTGTTAGACTTGTTAGACTTGTTAGATAAGTTGGGTTTGTTAGATAAGTTCGATAAGTTCGACAAGTTCGACAAGTTAGATTTGTTAGATTTGTTAGATTTGTTTGACTAGTTAGGTTTATTTGTCTAATTTGTCTAATTTGTCTAATTTGTTTGCCTTGTCGGACTTGTTCGATATGTTAGGTTTGCTTGACTAGTTAGGTTTGTTCGATATGTTGGGTTTGTTTGATAAGTTGGGTTTGTTTGATAAGTTGGGTTTGTTTGACTAGTCTGGTTTGTTCGATATGTTGGGTTTGTTTGACTAGTTAGATTTGTCTGGTTTGTTTGATTAATTGGGTTTGTTGAATATTCTGATATATCAAAAATATCAGACTTTATCATACAATGTTAAAATTATCAAGTTTTTAAGCTTTTTGTAATCCTATAATATTTGTCCATAATTATAATATTATCCCATTATATCTTTCTAAATCAAAAATATAAAAGAAAATTAAATCCACAAAAGCTAGATTCTCACTTTCTTAACCTTTGAACTTTTTATCCAATATATATTTTTCTACCTTTTTTATTCTAAATGGCCAAACCACCACCTTCTTCAGTAAGTTTCAAACTACTCACTTATAATGAAAATAAGGAAAAATTTGACAGTAAAGGGGTAAGTATTACAAATGTGGGAGATGCTGAAACCGATACTGATGTTGTAACACTATTGATTTTAAACAAAAATATTCAAAGATTAGAAGAGAAAATGGCTGATCAAAAGACTTGCTGTGCTGAGATTAATAAAATATCAAACGAGTTGTTGTTAAAATACAATGATCATGTTGCAAGTTTAGAAAAAGTAAAAAAAGAATTACAAGAAAAAATAGATAAACAATGTGCAAAAACCCCAGGTTCTAATCCACCCACGGGTTCTAATCCACCCATTGATTCAAATATACCAAATCTTTCTGAATTAGAGTCAAAAATAAACAATTATGAACTAGATATTAAAAAAATTTTTAACCAATTAAAAGATTTAAACAAAACAATCACAGACATATCTGTTACATCACATTCTGATAAACCAAACACTGCGGGTGGTTCAAATCTAACAACAGATCAAATAACTCAAATAAATGGTTTGATAACTGAAAAATGTAATTATGATGATAAAATTACTGATTTACAAAAACAGACTGATGAAAAGAGGGATAATCTCAAAAAGGCTGTAGAGGGCACGATTTTTAACACACAAAAACTATTATTGGCCAATCTTGCACAGGAAGTTTATTCTTATCCAATTCCAAATCGAGATCATTATAATAACTTGACCCGTTATAGAGTAGGAGTTAAAACATATGAAGAGTTTCAAACCAAAGCTAGGAATTTGAAAACTAAAATCTTGGCTACACAAAATATAGAAGAATCAGATAAGTTAACCCCAGAACTTATTGAATTACGTGGCGAGTTTTTTTCTGGTTTATATTCCTCTTTTATTGTCGCTGGCACAATAAATAAGGAGTTAAGAATAATGAGAAATCGGGTACGTGCTTTAGAAGGCGCTGTGCATTTAATTTTATCAAAGGGTCCGGGTCCCCAACTTATACAGGAAAACCAACAAACTGCAATGACTATGACTTTCAATTGTAGACTCAATAAAACCCTTGCTAAGTTGTTTGGCAAACCCGCTTCTACTTTGTTTTATGAAAACGAGCTGCCCCGTATATATTTGCGTAATCTGGAGAATTTTCCAAAAGAAAAACTAGAAAATAGTGGGATTATTCGCCTAGATTCCGTTTCTATCATGTTTACAGAGGATGTTGTAGAAAGTCTTATCCAAAAAGATCATGGTATAACAATCAAGTTTGCTGGTCGCGATTATTTTTTTAAGGAACCAGATTTTGAATTTCAGAGTGTTGGTTTTTGGAAGACTAAACCCCTCAAACCATTCTATCTAGGAATACATCCAGATACCTGTGCAGTCGTAGAGTATTTTAATGCTGTTATTCTAAAACCCGATGTTCAAATAACTGACTATATAAAATTTAAGATAAAACTTGATGTTACAGTATTTGGCCAAGGAATTTTCTAAATTTTTTTTTATTAAATGGCATCTAAAGTTTTCCAGGTTTTAACTTATGATGGCCGTGTCTTTGATGCAAAAGGTGTTATTATCGGAAATGTTGCCGATCCCGAAAACGATGATGATGTTGTAACCCTTGGATGGCTCATGAAAGAATTAAAGACATGGTTTGAAAAGATAAAAATCTATGTAGTTAAAACAACTGGAAATATACCTTTAGATGCCATGTTAGCTAAAACCTATAATGATCGCTTTGTAAATATCGAATTTGACTTATCTCGTTTAAAAGATAAACAAATCCAACATGATCAACCCCACACAGAAACCATATATTCCCCATCTGTTGATACTGCCATAAAACCCCTTCGTGTTGATGATGATCTAAGAAATAAGATAAAAAATACAGAATATGAACTTAAACAGCTTTCTGAAGAGTTTGAATCACAAGATAAAAGTATTGATTATTTGGATAGTTCTTTTACTGTAACTCGTGCTACACTCGAAAAAATCCAACAAATTCTACGTTTGCAGCTAATTCGAGAAGCCGAACATACTGGAATTGAGATCGAAGACTTATTAAAAGGATTTCCCTTTGCAGCTAACATTTTTATAGATGCTTTTGATTATGTGAAGAAAGCCCCAAAAGAATTAGAAAACCCAAACCTGTCTCTTGATAGATATGATGAGATTTTTGAACGTTTTAGACAGATTAGGTTTTTGATAAGGCAACAAGTTTTTGAAATCTTAGATGATTTAAAACATGATAAAATATTAACAGATCCCACTGAAGGAATACTTTCCACAACACATGATTACAAGCAAGAAATTGATAACTTGTCTAAACGCATAGATCAAATCCCTGTATATGATAGTTTTATTTCTGTTGTTGATATTGACTTGGATGTGCCTTATATAAAAACATCAACAGGAGATAGTTCTTTAGAAAATACCATATTTTATCCTTTTGTAGATAAAGTGACAGATCGTGGACAGTTTAATAGAATCATGCTTCGTAAGATTTTAATCAAATTTGATGTTGAAGAAAGGCAGCAATTTCTGAAACCATTTGTTTTTACCTTACAAAATAAAGATACAATTAAACGTTTTTCTATTCCAACATCTGAGAGTCGTTCAAAAGATGTCGAAATGATTATAAAACCTGAGAATTTTCATATTAATTTAGAAACCCCACTTCTTTCTAGTATTATGCCAGCAGCTCTATTACCTATTAATAAGGTTAACAAAGTATCTTTTTGCTTTATTTTGCAGGTGATGTTCTGAATTTAAATGAAAAAATTGAATCCTTTAACATATGACCATAATGAACATTGTTTTCACGCCAAAGGTGCGATTATCAGACATGCCGGAGACGCTGAAGAAGATGAAGATGTTATGACACTCTTATGTTTTAAACAAAGACTTGATCCTATTTTACAAAATCACGAAAAGGCATTTCTTGAACTCCAAGACCAAATTTCGAGTTTTGATGCAAATTATGCAAATTATATTGCGACAATCGAATCTATTAACGATGATATAAAAAATGTCAAAGAACGAATATCTGGACAAGGCGAGATGTTTGAACAAGATGAATCCTCTGAAGAACGCATAAAAAGAAACGAACATGGTCGTGGTTTAAAACATCGAATACGTGAATTGGAAACCAAAATGGATAATATCCCAAACGAACATGATATTTTAAAATCCCAAATCAATGACATACGAGCATCTGTGGAACAATTATCTGTTAGCGTTTCTACTGTAATATCTGATTTAGACAACCATGAACAAAATCTTATACGTATAGATGAGTCAATTCCACAAAAAATCGAAAAAAATAACTTTGGCATAAAAGATAGAGTTCAAAGAAAGTTAAATAAGATTGACAACCAAGAAAAAGATATTGATCGGCTCACAGCGGAAGTTGAAACTATTAAGCCTCGTATTCTATCTTTGAGTGGATCCATAGATGATATAAAAGATGGGATTGTGAAGCATACTCAAGAATTGAATAAAATAAACGATGATTGGAACACATATATCACTTTGTTACAAACCCTAAAAACCGAAATTACCGAAGAAAGGAGGGTTTTTGTAAAAGATCAGCTGAAAAGTGAAATTGACCAGGTTTACCAAAAACAGAACCAATATGCTGATAATATAATTAATAACAAGTTTAAACTTATGAAAAGCGAGATCGAACAAGGTTTGGTGAATAAGTTATCCTCAGAAATAATTTTTTACCAAGAATCTATTATGAAAGAAGTAGAAAAAAAGACAAATGAGTTAAAGGATTTTTTGAATACAACACCTGATACATCCGACTTTGTTAAAAAATCTGATACATCCGACTTTGTAAAAAAGTCTGAAATCTCTGAACAACTACCCAAATATATCACACAAGATCTCTTAGATGCTAAACTTTCTGAATTTGTCAAACATGATAAGTTGGATGATAAAATGGATGACAAGTTAGATGATCGATTTGATATTAAACTTTCTGGATATGTCAAAAAATCCGAAATATCCGAACATATTCCACATGAGAACCTTTCTGAATATGTCACACAAGATAAACTCGCTGAATTTGTTACCCAAGATAAACTTGTTGAATTTGTTAAACAAGATAAGCTTACCGAGTTTGTCAAAAAATCCGAAATATCCGAACATATTCCACATGATAAACTTTTGGGACAAGATCAACTTTCTAAGTATGTTACACAAGATAAACTTGTTGAATTTGTTAAAAAATCTGAAATATCCGAGCATATTCCACATGAGAACCTTTCTGAATATGTCAAAAAATCTGAAATCTCTAAACATATCCCACACGACAAACTTTTAAACCAAGATCAACTATCTAAGTATGTCACACAAGATAAACTTACTGAGTTTGTCAAAAAATCCGAAATATCTAAACATATTCCATATGATAAACTATTGAACCAAGATCAATTATCTAAGTATGTCACACAAGATAAACTTGTTGAGTTTGTCAAAAAATCCGAAATAGCTAAGCATATTCCATATGATAAGCTTTTAAACCAAGATCAATTATCTAAGTATGTCACACAAGATAAACTCGCTGAATTTGTCAAAAAATCCGAAATATCTAAACATATTCCACACGACAAACTTTTAAACCAAGATCAACTTTCTAAGTATGTCACACAAGATAAGCTTACCGAGTTTGTTAAAAAATCTGAAATCTCTAAACATATCCCACACGAAAATCTTTCTGAATATGTCAAAAAATCTGAAATCTCTAAGTATATTCCACACGATAAGCTTTTAAATCAAGATCAACTATCCAAATATGTCACACAAGATAAACTTACCGAGTTTGTCAAAAAATCTGAAATATCTAAACATATTCCACACGATAAGCTTTTAAATCAAGATCAGCTTTCTAAGTATGTCACACAAGATAAACTCGCTGAATTTGTCAAAAAATCAGAAGTATCCGAACATATCCCACAAGATAAACTTTTTAACCAAAATCAACTAGCTAGATATGTCACAAATGATAAGCTTGAGGCCTATGTTAGATATGATAACCTGATTGATAATATGGAAGATAAATTTGATGATGTACTTGGTGAATATGTCAAAAAGGATCAAATCAAAGATCAAATCAAAGATCAAATCAAAGATCAAATCAAGGACCAAATCCAACAACATATTCCTACATCTATTACAAATGCTATGACAAAGGAAATGCCTCTGAAATTTGTCACAAAACCAGAATTTGATAAAAGGATTTCTAATTTTGAATATGATATAAACACACATCAAGGACTGATAAAAACAATAAACACTGAATTAGCTGCTTTGAAAGTAAAACACTAGGTATTTGAGGTTTTTTAAAAAAAGTTGATTATTTAAGACGTTAAGGTGGTTGAATTAACCAAATCTATTAAATCTGTTGAATTTGTTGAAATTGTTGAATCTATTGAACTTGCTGAATCAGAATTTCTCATTTTGATACGATGCAAAAGGCCCTTGTCTTCTAAATATAAAACCTTGGCCCCAATTACAATGGCATCAGTTATATCCGAATCCTGTGCTAAAAATTTGTGATCTATGTGGTTTATAATCATCAGATTGTTAGCAAATTTAACAGACAAAGCTTTTTTTTCTGCTCTAGTTACGCCTCGGTTTTTAAAGTTAAGACTTGCTGCTGGAACCAACGAAACCTTTGTGCCTTTGCTAACAAAAAAGCCTTGTAAAAATCTCATTGTAGCCACATTTTTTAACATATGTTGTTTTTCTATAATTATCTCATCAAAAACAGGCAAAGATTTTAAAAAAGGAACCATTTCTTCTATAGTTTTACATGATGGCGGATTTAGAATTTCTAGCTCCACGATCGGTTCTTGGTTTTCTTCGGGTGCTTTTAAACATCTGAGAATTATAAACCCAGGTTTCACAAGCCCCACATCTATTGATAAAATAGTACGCATTTAAAGATATCGAAGAATATTACCAAATAAACCACTTTTTCATATGGATATAATATCTAAAAAAATTTTAATTATTTAATTTGTTTGATTTGTTTGATTTGTCTAACTTGTTTGATTCATTTGATTTATCCAACTCATTTGGTTTGTTTAACTCGTTTGATTTGTCTAACTTGTTTGATTTGTTTGATTTGTTTGATTTGTCTAACTTGTTTGATTCATTTGATTTATCCAACTCATTTGGTTTGTTTAACTCGTTTGATTTGTCTAACTTGTTTGATTTATTCGATTCGTTTGATTTGTCTAACTTATCTAACTTATCTAACTTATCTAACTTATCTAACTAGTTTGGTTTATTCGATTCATTTGATTTATCCAACTCGTTTGGTTTGTCTAACTTGTCTAACTTGTCGGGTTTATTCGATTTGTCTAACTTGTTTGATTTGTCTAACTTGTTTGATTTATCCAACTCGTTTGATTTATTCGATTCGTTTGATTTGTCTAACTTATCTAACTTATCTAACTTATTGGGTTTATTCGATTTGTTTAATTCGTTTGATTTGTCGGGTTTATTCGATTTGTCTAACTTGTCTAACTTGTTAGGTGTTTAACTTGTTAGGTGTTTGGCTTATTGTTTAAATATGTCGATTATACAACTATCTCCCAAAATTTTATCCATTTTGCCACCCAATAATTATTCGGATTTCCATAAAAAATTGTTAACCGAGAATACAACTAGGCAATTGGTTCTTTTCCAAAGTTATTACTTTAAAGTCTTAAAAAACATCATACATCGAGAAATTGAGAATCATAATCAAATTGTTAACTTTAAAAATATTTTGGCCGAATATAACACTTTGGTTAGATATTACAGTGATGTGACTTTAAATGCTCTTGTGTCCAAAATTACATTACAAGATATAAAAAATAAGAATATTGTAGAAAAAATAACTGATGAGAAGAACCAGGTTATAAATTTCTCTCAAATCGGAAATATCCAGCCAAGTATAACATCTGATCAAGTATGTGCTGTTTTTGATTCACAGTTTATTGGTCTTATGAAATTAAAAAGGTTGAAATTAAAAAACAAATTTGGCTTTTATTTCCTTACTACAGATAATAAACTTGTTAACTATTATGGGAATCTATGTAAAAAAAGCTTTGTCTTTTCTAAAAATTTTGATTTTCTGCTAAATTTTATACTTGAACCACTTTTGGCTAAAAATCCAGAATTTGACATAATTTCACTAGTTATTGGTCTTACTTTCAAAAATATTACAAACAAGAACGATTTTCTAGATAATATATATTTTAATGCTGTACATGATTTGGGTGATGTGAACTTTACAATCTATAATGTAATCTATCAAAACTCCACAGCAAACTCTCAAAAGAAAACAACCTTTGCTTTGCCAGAATTTAAAACACAATTAGAAACATTTGAATTAAACATTACTTTGCCAAAATTACAAAAATGTTCCGAAAAGATAACATATGTTGCTTTTTCAGAAACCGGTCACGTACACATACATTATCCAAATCTTAGACAATATACATATAACAAACAATCTTTAACACAGAAATTTCCAAACAAAACAGATCTTTTTGTGATAAAGTTACGATCTGGAAAAAATAAAATACAGAGCAAACTTTCTCTAAAACGTATAATCTATTCGGATATTTTGAATGATAGATCAATATATATATCTGGAACCCAATTACTTTACCCTTTTCTGATACATACGGAAATCTTAGAACATCCGATATTATTAGAGGTAAAAAGTTTAAATTCCGAGATATCAATATATAATTTGGAAATGTTTACCCAAAATGATCTTCTCTTACAAGAGTTGACACAAATTATGCCTCATAATCTAGATTGGATGGCATTACAAAAATCAGAAACATGTTTTGATGAGAAGGATTTGTTAAGCATATTCAAAAAAAAATACAATGCTTTATCTCAAATCAATCCCTTAAAAGCCCAAACTTTTAAAAAAATGATATCACGTTTTACAATTGAAGAGTTATTATCTTTTAAGGGCCAATCTTTCTTTAAAGAATATTATGAGATTATCAAACATGCTGAATTTATTTGGAATGGCGAACAATTATTGATAAAACAGAAAATTTCTGACAAATATCATATTGTTAATATTGTTTATAATATAAAGCTGTTTCTTTTGAAAAATTGTTAACTTTTTTATGCATCATCGAATTGACCAGAAGTATCGTAGTTTACATCAGTTTTTTGTGTACTTCTATGATACGAGTGTTGTCCTGATAGATTGGTTGTAAAAATACCTGGAAAAGCAAATGGATTTCTCTTATTTGAGGCACCTAAATTTCCCGTTGCTGTGTGATTCTGGCCGTTTCCCATGTTCCCCTCGTTGTTTTCTGTGCCCTGGTTGTTTTCTGGGCCTGTGGTTGTTGGGGTTGTTGGGGTTGTTGGGGTTGATGGGGTTGATGGGGTTGTGTGATTCTGGATGATTGGTTGAGATGCCTGGGTTGCCTGGGTCGCCTGGGTTGTTTGTGGGATTGGTGGGTTTATTGGGCATGAGGTTTCAGTTATATTTGGGATAAGAGTGTTTCGAATCATATTAATAAACTCTCCAGACCTAAGTTCTGAAATCTGTCTGATTTGGTCATTACTTAAAGAAAGACGACGAGCCAAATCAAGAATATTATTTTTAAAACGTTCATTGTCCATTTTTTCTTTTGATGCGATTTGTGTGTGAATTTTTGCAGAAACCTTACCTAGTAGAGCAGAATCAATTGTTGTGTCAGTACCAAAAGATAGACCTGTTTTTCTTTGTAGAGTTAAAGCCAAATTTTTAATATAGAATAATAATGCAGATTGTCGATAAAGTCTTTGTTGTGATTCACGCAATGTACACAATTCGTATAAGATACATTCTTTGGCTTTGTTGTCAATTTTGATATTAAAGTGTTTATTCAGATAATCGATTGTAACAACCATATTATTCACAAGATCACAATAATTTCTAAAATTATCGACAGAGAACAAATGTGGTGTATAATTCAAAGATGAACTCATAAACTCTTTAAGAAAGATGTCAATTTGAGAGGTATTAAGGCTTGAAACACTTGTCTCATCTTCTGGAATATGATATGTGAGTAATCTATTCAAGACCGCATTTACTCCATTATTTTCATCTCCACCCTTGACAATAGAATGTGAATCAGTCATTTGGGTTTTGAGATAAACAGGAATAATTTTTTCGATTGAATCAACACTTAGCTTTTTTGTAGAAACCAGATCACGGATGTCAGATAAGAAAGTATCTTTTTCTTGTTCAATATCTTCAGTATGGGTTGCAATATTCAAAGATAAAACAGATTCTTGATTATCCACGTTTATCATGCGATCTTCCAAAAATACAAACAACTTCTCAAATTTTTTCAAAAACGTATCCAAGCTTCGTGTTTGATCTGAGTTTATTTTACGAATGTTCTCGCGAGTAAAAATAGGAGAAAATGAGATATCTATTCCAGTTTTGCTAATTTTTGGAGTAAGTTCAAATCCCAAATTTTTCGAAAAAACCATCAAAAAGCTCAACATTGTCAAAAAGGTTTGATGTGGACCCATAAAATTCTCTTGATTCAAAAATTCCAATGCATCTTGACAATCTTCTAAGGAACCACCTGTAGTTCTTGATAGTTTCAAAAATGTGGTAGTATCAATTTTATATTCTTCCAAGATATCGTTTAACTGATTGAAAAATCCATAGATATCAAGTGATTCAGAAAAGTTTACTCGTTTGCTAAGAATATCTAACAATTCACTAGCAGACATTGTATTATTAAGCATTTCGGGTAGAAAACAAATTCGAGTTGCACAATTCTCTTCTGACATTCTCAACATTGCAGTCAAACCAGATGCATTGGGAATCAAAAATATACAACGATGACAAACAGAAAGCAGATATTTGTCTTCAAATGATAATAGGTTAAAGTTATCCATAGATATTCCATCATAAAAAAGATTTACAGCACGTTCATTTGTGTTATTGGAATCATAGAGATCTGACTCGATAAACGTATTTGATTCTGGCATTCCTTCGGTTAAACAAGACAAAGCTTCCAAAATATAAACATAATCAAAGATATCTGATCCATGGATATTACTAAAAATATGTCTAGCTTTTCTATCTAGATTACTATAATTTCTTTGATAACACCTGATCATTCGTTTCAAATAATAATGGAGATTCGAAGGATTTTCAGCATGAATAGTTTGGTTTATTGCGATATCCAGGGCCTTGATTGCCGAATGCATAAAAATATCTTCTTGTAGAACTTGTGAGGTAAGATGTAAAATTTTATATAATTTGAACAGAAGTTTGTAAACACATCCAATTTTCTTCATAAGTTGTGGTTTTGTTGCAATATTAAGAGATTTTAGACGTTTTGAGATAACAGAAACATAATGTGAGTAGAATTTCCATTGATCATCGATGGGCATGTTTGGATCTGGGGTTAAAATGCTAAAGAATATATCTTCTGCCTTGTTTTCAACCTTATAGAAAAGTGTACGAGTATTCTCATAATCCAAGCTATGCATCTCATAATCATCATCACTTTTTGCGTGTCCAGCCGATACTTCTGTAATTGCATCCAAAAGATAAGAAGAGCTTGTTTCCAAAGGTTTTGCACGAGGAGTAAAATCTGGCCGAAATTCAGAAGCAGAAACGGGTTCAACAGTTGGCAAAAAATCAAAATAATAATAATATTTGTTTACAAGCTTGTACATAATAGAACCCTCTTCATCTTTGTCACTTCGGATATAATTTTCTGGATCATACATTTTTACCAAATTCTTACAATACAAATATAGAAAACCCCTATGAAGAGATTTGTTTTTTCCACATGTTGGGATATGTTGGAGTTTTTTGATATAAAAAGCATCTTCAGGCAATATCTGTTTTAAATCCCTAATTAATCCCTCAACCACTTTGGTATCCTTTAGCATTTCAAGAATATCTACTTGATAAGTTAGAAAAATGGGTAAAGTTAACAGAATATTTGTATACAAGTGATTTGATCTTGCTATTTTTACCAACTCGTCAACATTGAAAAAGGGAGTATAATGTGTATATGGGACCAAAAGCTTTTTGATATCTCCACTGTTTTCTAGACAATTCTCGTAACGATAAAATCTATCACTTTGTAGACCAGATGGAAAATATCCGGTTCTATAACGAAATTGGTTTTCGTCTAACTCTATTCTCAAGTTTAAAAAGAGATTATACATATCATGATTTGACATTTTTCTCAGTGTGGTCATATTGCATGTTGAGAACAAAGGCGAATAAGATGCCACTGGTTGACCAAGATTAAAAAGATCATTTGCTATCGATTGTTTATAAAAATCTGACTCTTCAAACTTGGGTTCGAACGTTGTATACTTTTTTTTTTGGTATAATGGCAACGCTTCTAGCCATTCTTGGCTTTCTTTTGCGAATTCTTCAAAGATAGGAGAGGCAATATCTTCCATTTAATAAAAAAAATTTTCATAAATCCAAAAATGCCAGAGGTTTTAAAAAAAGAAGGAGAGAATGTAGCTGTCTATGAATTAACAAAACTAAACCATTCTCTTGTAAATCTATTACCTTACTTTAATTATTTTCGAACACCAGATGAATTGGAAACCTTTTTAAGTTCGGATAAAGATATTGACACATATGATTATGATTACAATCTTACCAAACGTTTCTTTTATACAATATTTACACAACATGCTTCAGATGTTTCTTTAACCCCAGAAGAAAGTGAAATCCTATATAAAACATATTTTCAAACAACCAAATCCACAAATGGGGTCGAGATAACCGAAATAATTGATACACCTGAAAATACCGAGCATACTGAAGACATCGAGCATTCCGAACGAGTTGAACACGAAAAACGAGTTGAACAAATCAAACAACTTGATAATGGTAAACATAAGAAACGAGTTGGGTATGAAAAGCAACCTGAACATAATAAAGATGTATTTGAAGACGAAGATAATTTTTCCACAACCTCTTCTATTTTGGAATTAAGTACTCTTGGAGAAATGACAAGCAAAAGTGTTAAAAATCATAAAACACAGCTAAGACCCTATGATATTAATGATGTTTATAAAAAAAAGGAGAACATTTTAGCCCTTTTGGCCAACGAAAAGCAAAAACGAGCTGTTGTGGATAAAAAGATCATTATTACATCTTTCTTTAAAAAGCATAATTTGGATTTTGATGCTGATTATTTTAATGCTGTAGATGAGAAAAATAAGTTAATTATCACCCAAGAAAACATAGATGACTGGTATGAACAGATTACAGATTTGGATAAACGTAAAAAAAATTCGATCAACATAAGTCTTTTAGCTATTACAATATTTACAACTGGTATCGAAAAATTAGCAGCTTATTTGAATATTGTTGAATTATCTGATATTACCAGTGAGTTTAAAAATAATAGCTTATCCACCAATATTATATCTACAAAAGAATATTTGGACGAATGTATCTCATCTTATGTTCCACAACAGAATCCTTTGTTTGATTATGGCATATTTGTTGGATCTTATTATTTGAAACGAAAATTTGGAATCGATATCAATGGGATAGTATAACAAGCCTAACAAACCTAACAAACCTAACAAATCAAACAAATCAAACAAATCAAACAAATCAAACAAATCAAACAAATCAAACAAATCAGGTTTGTCTAATACATTGGGTTTGTCTAACTAATCTGGTTTGTCTTACAAGTTGGGTTTTTTATTAAAAAAGTCAAACAAGTCAAACAAGTCTAACTAGTCTAACTAGTCTAGTTTGTCTAATACATTGGGTTTGACTAAAAAATCCAACAAATTAGGTTTGTCTTACAAGTTGGGTTTTTATAAAAAGCCAAACAAATCAAACAAGTCTAACAAATCTAACAAATCTAACAAATCTAACAAATCTAACAAATCTAACTAGTCTAGTTTGTTTAACTTGTTGGGTTTATCAAATAAGTTGGGTTTAACTAAAAAATCTAACAAATCCAACAAATCCAACAAATCAAACAAGTCTAACTAGTCTAACTAGTCTAACTAGTCTGGTTTGTTTAACTTGTTGAGGTTATCGTTGTTTAACTAAAAAATCTAACAAATCTAACAAATCTAACAAATCCAACAAACCCAACAAACCAAACAAGCCAAACAAGTTGGGTTTGTCTGATATATTGGGTTTTGTTAAAAAGTCAAACAAATCCAACAAATCTAACAAGTTGGGTTTTGGTTAAAAAATCCAATAAATCTAACAAGTTGGGTTTTATTAAAAAGTCAAACAAGTCTAACAAGTTGGGTTTGTCTTACAAGTTAGGTTCGTCTTATATATTGGGTTTGTCTAACAAGTTGGGTTTTTGTTAAAAAGTCAAACAAATCAAACAAATCAAACAAATCCAAAAAATCTAACAAGTCTAACTAGTTGGATTTATCGAATAAGTTGGATTTATCGAATAAGTTGGGTTTTAGCTAAAAAATCTAACAATCTAACCAAACCAGACAAGTCTAACTTGTTTGGGTTTATATAATAAGTTGGGTTTTGGTTAAAAAAATCCAATAAATCCAATAAATCCAATAAATCTAACAAGTTGGGTTTTATTAAAAAGCCAAACAAATCTAACAAATCCAACAAATCTAACAAATCTAACAAATCTAACAAGCCAAACAAATCGAATAAGCTGGGTTTTTGTTAAAAATCTAACAAGTCTAATAAACCAGATAAGTTGGGTTTGTTTAATATGTTGGGTTTGTCTTATATGTTAGGTTTTTGTTAAAAAGTCAAACAAGTCTAACAAGTTGGGTTTGTCTTACAAGTTAGGTTTGTTTAATATGTTGGGTTTGTCTTACAAGTTAGGTTTGTCTTATATGTTAGGTTTTTGTTAAAAAGTCAAACAAGTCTAACAAGTTGGGTTTGTCTTACAAGTTAGGTTTGTTTAATATGTTGGGTTTGTCTTACAAGTTAGGTTTGTTTAATATGTTGGGTTTGTCTAATATGTTGGGTTTTTGTTAAAAAGTTTAACAAGTTGGGTTTGTCTTACAAGTTAGGTTTGTTTAATATGTTAGGTTTGTCTAACAAGCCGAATTTATGAAAAAAAAGGTATAAAATTTTAATCATAATGGAGCTCGTTACAGATATCAAATATAAGGCAAACGATTGCTTTTATTCTTTTATATATGCCTTTAGCAAAACTGATCCCAATGTCTTTTGGTTTAAAAGCTATGATCTTGCTTATATTTTTAAATTTCCAAATCAAAACATTGTTCTCCAAAAATTTGTTAGTGAATCAAATATACAAATGTGGCACTTTTTGAACCCAAAACCCGATTTATCTTATAGAATTCACCCATATACAAGATTTGTTAATTTGGCTGGTTGTTTGGAATTATTGGCATATGTTTCAGCTGATAATAGTATTCCTTTTTTAAACTGGTTAACAACGAAAATATTGTCGAAAACACCAGATAAACCTGAATATTTAAATCCCCAAGCATGTCCAGCAAACCAACATTGTGTCTATATCGCAACATCTGATCAATATAAAAAAAGAGGTTATTATTATGTTGGTTTCACATCAAATTTATCAGAAGCTTTGAAATCTTTAAATAATTGTAGATTACCAGATAATCAAATATATTTTGCATATGTTTCTATATTTGATGAGAGAAATAAGTCGATATTGCTTAAAAAATTAAAACCCCATTTAACAACATTTGGTATGATAAACGTTTCTGATATTGACCATATTATCAATTATATTTCTGAATTTTTTAAAATGTTGAATTTTTGAAAAAAGATACTTTTTTTTTAAATATCTATCTCTAAAAATGAGTTTTCTTCGTTTAGAATCTGTCCGCGAAGACAAACAATATTTCTTTGATACTTATATCAGTGAAAGTTTGGCTTTTTGGTTCAAAGCAGATGATATTCTAAAAATATTTAGTATGAAAGACTTGGAAAAACTGCCAGATATTCTTAAAATGATAACCCAAGTACAACCACCTCACACATATAAATGGAAACAATTACACTTAAAATATCTTTTATCTTCTTTCCCCACTTACAAAGAATTATCTATCGAACAACGTATCTCTATGAAAGAATGTGATCCCGATGTTATTTTCATAAATGAGTTTGGTGTACATAGAATTTTTAGTGAATTATATAAGTTGTATGATTCTGATGATTTGAAGAGTTTCGCTGATTTAAAAACTTTGGAAGCCTGGTTTGTTAAAGAACTAACATACAAAACCCAACAAACTGAGACATATAGTGCTATGAAAGCAACTTTGCAATTTTTGACTGTAAAAGAGCAAATAACGAAAATTATTGCTGATGACGAAAAAAAGGCCAATCAAACAATCTTTTATACCCAATTTACCCAAGCTCGCGAACAATATCTCAAAGCTTTAAGCAGCCAGGTCGAAGCAATGAATAAACAACAATTGATATTAAAGGAGTTTTTAAAAACCAAACCCGAATTGGATACGAAATTCTGGAATACAATATTTTTTACGTCAAATGATTGTCAAAAGTTACGTTATCTTGATGGTGTTGATATAGATGAAATGGAATACGCGTTGTCTCTTTGTACTCAAAAGTTGAAAAAAATAATAAAACCCAATGTACCCAATGCGCCTAATATGTTTAAGTTTGATGAGTTTAATATACCTGATGAATCTGATATATCCAGTGAATCTAATGAATCTAATGAATCTAGTGAATCTAGTGAACTTAAAACATCAGATGACTCTGGTATAAATTTTTGAAATTATTGAATTTTTGAAATTATTGAATTTTTAATTTTTGTTTATAAACTAAGGTGTTATATCATTTGTCAGATTCTCGTTACAATTTTAATATTATCAAATGAGTTTAATACGTTTGACGTGTGACTATAAAGGATATCTTTATAGGTTTGGTGTCTTTGTAGACGATGATAAGAAGAGATGGTTTATACTAAATGACTTTTTACCTCTTCTTGGAGCCAAACTTTATGCTGAGGCAAATTCGCTTATTAAAGATGAGTCTGCCCAAGTTAAATGGGAAACGCTGATTGATAGAAGCAAAGGAACCAAAGAGGCCAAGGAAAAGAAAAAAGCCCAATGGTGTGTATCTCTTGACTTGTACATGAATATGGGTTGTATGCTCTTATGAATATATCAGATGATAAAGAGATGGCAAATGTCAGAGATTTCCTTTTGAATACCCTCATTCCTTTAATACCCATGAAATAGAAATTCCAGGGTACTAATAATTTTTTTTTTAAAAAAAGAAATGTTTTAAAATTAAAAATGTCCTTGATATCATATACCGTTTTTTCTTTCAATGATCGATTCTACCAAGCTTATATCTATAAAGATCAACATGGTTTGTTATGGTTTCGATCAATGGATAATCTTGTTTAATAAACAGGAGATATTTAAAATTTTAGAAAAGATTTCTTCTATTAATGAGTTTACACTTGTAAAAGATGGTCCCCAAACTGAAGAAATGTGTGATCCCAAAACTCTCTTGAACGAATATGAAATTTTTTCTCTAATAATCCAAAAAAGCAACTTAACCATTCATTTGGTTGAACAATTCTTTATATCCCTCTTGGTACCATGTATTAGAAAACATTATACACCATTGGAAGATTTGATTGAAAAGCCAAAAAATGTGGATATACAAGTAATCTTTTAATAATTCAGACAAGCCAACTAGTCTAACAAACCCAACAAATCTAACAAGTCAAGTATATTGGGTTATTAAAAATTTTTTGGCTTGGCATCAGAAGTTGAACTAGTCTAACAAATCAAATAAGTCTAACTAGTCTAATGAACCCAACTTGTCTAACAAATCAAATAAGTCAAACAAATTCAACAAGTCTAACAAATCAAATAAGCCTAACTAGTCTAACAAATCAAATAAATCTAACAAACCCAACTTGTCCAACAAATCAAATAAGTCTAACAAATCAAATAAGTCAGGTATCTTAGTTATTAAAAATTTTTGGCTTGGCATCAGAAGTTGAACTGGTCTAACTAGTCTAATGAACCCAATTTGTCTAACAAATCAAATAAGTCAAACAAATTCAACAAATCTAACAAATCAAATAAGTCAAGTATCTTAGTTATTAAAAATTTTTGGCTTGGCATCAGAAGTTGAAGAACCCCAACTAGTCTAACAAATCAAATTTGTCTAACTAATCTAACAAACCCAACAAGTCTAACAAATCAAATAAGTCTAACAAATAAGTCTAACTAATCTAACAAATCAAATTTGTCTAACTAGTCTAACAAACCCAACAAGTCTAACAAACCCAACAAGTCTAACAAACCCAACAAGTCTAACAAACCCAACAAGTCTAACAAATCCAACAAGTCTAACAAATCCAACAAATCTAACAAATCAAATAAGTCAAGTATCTTAGTTATTAAAATTTTTGGCTTGGCATCAGAAGTTGAGGAAACCCAACAAGTCACATATTTTTGCTTTTTCTTGAAAACAAGAGAAATATTGAAAAGTAAGAATGTTATATCCAAATAAAGCATACTTATAATAAAAACATACAAGATGAACCTTTTTCACTATGATTACTTTTTTGACAGAAGGGGGAAATATGAACGTTATCAAATCTATATCTATGTGGATCATAATATGTGTTTTTGGTTTAAAGGGGTTGATGTGAGTGCTGCTTTACAACATAAACAACCAAATAAAATTATCCACCAACGGGTTAGATCAGAGCATAAAATAGCATGGGTTGATATAGTTGGTAAAAAGTATGATATTAACGACAAATGGAGACCAGAGGCAACTTTTCTTACTGAAAAAGGTATATCTATACTTATGAAAGCCACGTATAAATCAGCAGCAGACAAGTTTTATTGTTGGTTATATACTGATGTTTTGCCTGATATTAAAGAAAGATTAGAACATTGTCACGAGTATAGACTTTATAAAAAATTTGAAGGATTACAAAAACAAATCGATGCTTTAAAATCTGAAATTAAAACTATTAAAAATTTTAACAAGTCAGACAAGCCAGACGAGTCAGAAGAATTATCTCCATTTCAAAAACTTTTACGTGACTTCAAGGAGTCAAATTATGATAACTATGATAATGTGTCTAATGTGTCTGATGAGTGTGACGAGTCTGATAAACCCAATAGGTTTTGTAAACCCGATATATTTGATAATATGTCAGATAATATGTTTGATAATATGTTTGACGAGTCTAATATGTCTACCGAATCCAAGATTATTCTTGACTAGATAAAAAAAAAAAGTCAGATATTTTTAAAAATATTGAATTTTTATTATTTTTCTTTAAAACAAACCACAATGAGTCTCACACAACATACTTTGGTCTTTAATGGTGCTAAATATGTCTTTAATATCTTTATTGATAAAGAAAAAATGATATGGATTAAAGTATTGGATATTTTCCACCTTTTGGATTTGAACGCATTAGACGATATTAAGATGACCACTGATGACCAAATTAAACATTGGCAAGATTTGATTAAAGATATCCCACCATCTTTTGGATTGGGTTCTAATTTTGTAAATCCAAAGACGGCTTTTATGCACGAATATGCTATATATGCTTTTTTGGATAAACTTATAATACCAAGAGGAATTGAAGTTAAACATTTCTTTGTAACCCAGATAATACCAATAATAAAACAAATTCAACCACAATTATTAAAAAGAGAAATTAAACAATTAGAATCGAGACATGATTATTTGAAACAAAAAATAACTCTCTATGAAAAGCTTACAAATGATCGAAAAGAATTACTTCAGATAATCACAGATAAAATTCAATCAATTACCAAAACATTTAACGTTTTTACCAATCTTATAGGCGAAGGCAAACTTTAAAAAATATCTTTTTATAATAACATCGAGAAATCATATCATCTGAACATATTAAAAGGTTAAACTTCTAATTGTGGTCTCGGGCCGCTATCTTTTTTTACTTATTATATTATCTGAACATCTTAAAAAGTTTAAAAGGTTTAAGAAGTTTAAAAAGTTTAGGTACCCCCTCAAGTGGACGGACCTTAAAATATCTTAAAAAGTTTAAAAAGCTAAAAATATCTAAAATATCTAAAAGGTTTAAGAAGTTTAAAAAGTTTAGGTACCCCCTCAAGTGGACGGACCTTAAAATATCTTAAAAAGTTTAAAAAGCTAAAAATATCTAAAATATCTAAAAGGTTTAAGAAGTTTAAAAAGTTTAGGTACCCCCTCAAGTGGACGGACCTTAAAATATCTTAAAAAGTTTAAAAAGCTAAAAATATCTAAAATATCTAAAAGGTTTAAGAAGTTTAAAAAGTTTAGGTACCCCCTCAAGTGGACGGACCTTAAAATATCTTAAAAAGTTTAACGCTTAAACTTTTATATTAAAAATGAATTCTTTTATAAATATTGAAAATTGAGCCATTTAAAAAAAAGGAAAAAAAAGGAAGAAACATGAATAATTTAATTCGACGCGTTTTTCAAGATGATGGTCAAAATTCTCAACTTTACATCTTTATAGAGTATAATAATAATGATGAGAACTTTTGGTTTAGAGGTAATGATGTTGCTATGATCCTTGAATACAAACGTCTAAATAAGGCGATCAGTAAACATGTTGAGCCAGAAGATAAAAAAGAATGGAAAAATATGAATACTCAGAATATTACCAATCTTCCGGCGAACTGGCAACCACGAACGTTATTTATTCACGAAATTGGTTTATATAGTTTGATAAGTGGTTCAAAGATGGATTTTTAAAGAAGTATTGATTTCTCTAATGAAAACCAGGCATTATACCAACCCTTCTCCATATCAATACAATCTTGTAACTGAGAAAATAGTTCAGAAAGCAAATATGATTATCGATCAAGAAAATTCGAAATTATCAATAATGTCAGAAAATAAACAAAAATATCAAATGTTTAGACTTTTACAACACAAATATGATCCTACTTTATATCATCAAATTTGTGGCCAACCAACCAATATAAATAATGTGACAAGAAAGAAAAGTCAAGAATATATTGTAATTTTTACTCGAGAAAATATAATTAGTGGAAAAAGTTTTTCAACTGGATTTTTAGAATATTTACAAAGAAATCAACTTTTAGACAGCTCTTATTATAATGCTATAACAACATCTGAGGATATATTAAAAATTGTAAACAAATATATTGAAGAACATTTAAACAAAAATCGTATAACAAACCATCTTTCTATAGAAGACAAACCTTTGGAAATCAAAGCTTTTTAAATTTTCTATTTTTTTATATTATCTAAAAAAATCTTGAAATTATATTCAAATAATAATAAAAAGAACCATGAGTTTATCACAGCAAATATTCACTTTTAATAATAAAAATTATCCAATTTATACCTTTCTAGATAACAAGGGCCGACTTTGGTTTAAAGCCGTTGATATTGGAAAAATATTGATTTACAAAAATACCAGAGATGCGATTCTAAAATATGTTTTGGGAGAAAATAAGATGTATTGGCAAGATTTAGCAAATGCGAATAGGCCCAATGTTTCAAGTATTCGACTACCTTATAATTGGAAACCACAATCAATCTTTATTAATACAGTGGGTCTTAACGAATTATTATGTCGTTCAAAACATATTGTAACCGATTCTCCTTTTCATGATTTTGTTAAGAGATTAATTTGGTCAGAATACTCAATGGAAAATTGTGATAACTCTGGTTATTCTGATAATTCTGGTTATTCTGATAATTCTGGTTATTCTGATAATTCTAGTTATTCTGATAACTCTAGTTATTCTGATAATTCTGGCTGTTCTGATAACTTAGGTTATTCTGATAACTTGGGTTATTCTGATAATTCTGATAATTCTGGTTATTCTGATAACTTGGGTTGTTCTGATAACTCTAGTTATTGTGATAACTTGGGTTATTCTGATAACTCAGATTATTGTGATTACACTATACTTTCTGATATATGGAAATTATAAAACTTTACCTTTTTGTGATCAATCTCTTGCGATACACTGAATATTTCAAATAAGTTTGACAAGTCTAAAAAATATTGAAATTATAGAATATAAACAAAAAAAAAAGCTATGGGTTTATCACAGCAAATATTCACCCTCAATAATCAAAACTATCCAGTTTATACCTTTGTGGATAACAAGGATCGACTTTGGTTTAAAGGCAATGATATTGGAAACATATTAGCTTATAAACGTCCAAGAAGTGCAATTCTAAAACATGTTTTGGAAAAAAATAAAATATGTTGGAGAGATTTGATGGCTTTGAATGAATCTGATAAGTCTGATGATGCAAGTGTTCAAATACCCTTTCATCCACGTACAACTTTTATTACTACAATAGGTCTTGGCGAATTATTATGTCATTCAAAACAAACCGAGGCCATTTCTCTTTTTCGTGGATTTATCAATCGACTATCTTTAATAAACTCTAATATTTTAGATGATACTATAACTTGGGCGAAAGAAAACCCAATAGAGCCCGTTGATAAATCTGGTTATGTTTATGTTGCGTCTTCTGATATGTATAAAGAAGATAATGTTTATAAAATTGGATGTGCAAAAAATCCACCAACACGTTTAACAAGTCTAAACAATGGTCATCGTTCGGTTGATCGTTTAGAATTTATAAAAACTTTTAAATTTGAATCAGATTATAAAACTGCAGAATATCGAGAGGGAAAATCTGAATTTTTTAAAGTGGATGATGTGGAAACCATAACCAATGCAATAAAAAATGTATCATTATAAACCTTTCTTTTTATAACTAACTCTTTAATATGTCAAATATTTTCAATAAGCTTGACAAGTCTAACCAATGAAACAACCTCAATTAGTCTAATATATCAAATAAGTCTAACTAGTCTAACTAGTCAAACATATCAAACAAACCCAACTAGTGAAACAAACCCAACAAGTCTAATATATCAAACAAACCCAACTAGTGAAACAAACCCAACAAGTCTAATATATCAAACAAACCCAACTAGCCTGATATATCAAACAAATCAAATAAGTCTAACTAGTCTAACATATCAAACAAACCCAACTAGTCTAACTAGTCTAACATATCAAATAAGTCAACTAGTCTAACTAGTCTAACATATCAAACAAGTCAACTAGTCTAACTAGTCTAACATATCAAACAAACCCAACATGTCTAATTTTTTTTTAAAAACTGAAAAAATAAGCTTTTTTTTAAAAAGATAATCATGGGTCTCTTTTGGGCAGATTATTGTTCGTCTAATGACCTTCTTCTTCATTCAATTGTTGTTTATTTTACAAGAGGAGGTAAGTATTGGGTTCAAGCTAACGATGATCTTATTATGGCTATAAAACTCGAAAATAGAAAAGAACCAATCCTTGAACATCATGTATCTTTTAAAGATTGGATTACCTGGGGTGAATTAAAAAAACTAGAAAATATAAACGATGAGGGTCTTCGAGCTATATGGGTATCTGATAAGAGCATATTTCTTACTAAAAGGGGGTTTGAATCACTTACGGCCAATACAACAGACAGAGATGGTACTCGGCATTTTAAATCCCATTTTTTCAATACACTTTTACCTACTATGATTGATCAAGCTAATATAAAAAATCTTACTCATCAGAATAAAGTTAATGAATTTAATGTGAAAAATCTTCAACAACAACTTAAATATGCCCAAAAATCACTTGAAATTTTCCTAAAAGAAAAGAGTTTAACTGATGTGAAGGATTCAATGTGTCAAGTGGATTTAGAAAGAAGAATGACTGAGTTAAATAACTTAACAACTGAATATAATGAAATATCTGAGGCATTTCTTAAAAACCAAAAAGAAGCAGCCAAAGAATATGAAATTCTTGAAAAGGAGTCTCATGAGTTAAAAGTTTATAGTCACAAAGATTTCTTTGAACACCCCAGGCGTCTCTTTCCTGATGATGATCTAAAAATGTATGCTTGCCAAGATGGTGACAAATGTTTGATAAAAATAGAAAAAATATAAAATATCTAACAACTTTAATTTTTTTCATAAGTCAGATAAACCAAACAAGTTAAACAAGTCTAACAAGTCGAACACATCGAGCAAGTTGGATAATATGAATATACTTGACTTTTTCTAACATATCAAATAAATCAAACAAGTCGAACAAATCTGGTTTTTTTTTAAGATTGAAAAATAAAAAAAGAATATACAATTTACACCCGTTTTTATTAAAAATATTGAAATTGTAGACCAAATATATCAAAATCATTAAAATCATGAGTTTGTCCCAACACGTTTGTAAATTGAACAATACAAGAAGGCAAATTTATATTTTTGTTGATAAACAATCCCAAATATGGTTTAGAGGCAAAGATGTTACGAGAATATTGGGTTATAAGAATGCCCAAGACGCTCTGGCAAACTATGTACCAGAAAATTATAAATCTACTTGGGAAAAAATGATATATAGAAAGCGAATCGTTTGTAACTTACCTTCAAATTGGAATTCGCAACTTATCTTTATACTTGAACCAGGCATCTATTTTTTAATAGCTAGATCAAAATTTCCAGAAGTTACAAAGTTTAACGAATGGATTTTTAAGAAAGTCTTGGCTATTAGAAAGGCTAACGTTCCACCACCTATTTCACATAAACAATATACTAATATGTTAAAAAAAGTATCTCAAATGTCCCTAAACGATCCTCCAATAAAAGATAAAAGGAAACTAAAGAAACTAAAAAAATCCCATGACACGTTTACAAAATTACAAAAAATGGATATAATACCACAAAAATCAGAAGAAATGGTTTTTAGATTACTCCAACATAAGGAGAAACAAAATGAATATTATTATCTTTGTAGACAATCGAAATATATAGAAGCTGCTACAAAAAATAAAAATGATTATCATATGGTTTTTCATATCAATCTAGTTCCAAAAGGAGCCAATTTTATTCATGTGATAAAAACATATTTAAAAAATCATAAAGTTCCACATAAACTTGGACGTAATACAATAATAACAGAATCAGATCTGGCAGCTATAGTTTCTAAATTATAAGATGATTTGATATTTTAAAAATCTTAACTTTTATACCTTTTTATACCTTTTTACACCTTTTTATAAAAAACCTAATAAGTCTGATGAGTTGAACTAGTTTGATGAGTTAAACAAGTTTGATGAGTTAAACAAGTTTGATGAGTTAAACAAGTCAAACAAGTCAAATAAGTCAAATATATTAATGGTCTAACTTGTCTAACTAGTCTAACAAACCCAACATATCAAACAAACCCAACTTGTCTGATGAGTTGAACAAGTCTAACAAGTCTAATAAACCCAATGAGTCAAACATATTGAACAGATCTAACTTATCTAACAAACCCAATAAGTCGAACATATTGAACAAACCCAACTTGTCTAACAAATCTAATAAGTCAAACAAGTCAAATACATTAATGGGTCTAACCTGTTTAAATTGTCTAACTTGTCTAACAAACCCAACATATCGAACAGATCTAACTTATCTAACAAACCCAATGAATCAAACACGTTGAATGGGTCTAACTAGTCTAATAATCCAAACATATCAAACAAACCCAACAAGTCGAACAGATCTAACTAGTTGAACAAGCTGGGTAAATCCTACAAATTCTACAAGTTGAGGGTTTTTTAAAAGATTGAAAAATAAGCCTTTTCCTTTAAAACAGTAATCATGGGTATCTTTTATATTAATTATTATTCGTCTGAAGATGAGGGCAATATGTCTACAATTGTTGTTTATTTTACGAAAGAAGGCAAATATTGGGTTAGTGCCGGCAGTGTTATTGAAGGTGCAAGACTTGAAGAGAGAAAGGACCCAATTGCCGATCATGTATCTCCTAAAGATCAAATCACTTGGGGTGAACTAAAAAAGCAAGATGATATAAACGATGTTAATCTCGTTTTGTTTCAAACAGATAGTACTATATTTCTATCTGATAAAGGTTTACAATCACTTACGGCCAATACAACAGAAAGAAATGATAGTCGATATTTTAAACTTAATTTTGACAATGTATTTTTGCCTTCTATGGTTGCTCAATGTAATCTAAAAAGAGTTGAGCAAATAGGTAAACGAAAAGATATTCAGTTAAAAGAAGCTCAAGCAAAAGCTGAATTTTATGAACAAACACTTGGTTTATTGGAAAAAAACTATAGATTAGAAGAAGAAAAAATAGATTATACTAATGATGTAATAACAGAACTAGAAAAAGAGCTTAAAAGGCGTTCAGAAGTATCCAAGCTTTTCTCGGCTCAGACTAAGCTGCGTGATGATTTTCTTAAAACCCAAGAAGAAGTAAAGAAAGAATATGAAATTTTGCTAAAAGAGAATCTTGAACTAAAAACTTTCAGCAACGAGAGTCTCTTTATGGATCGTAAAGAATTTATTGCCAAAATGCGTCTTATATTACCTACAAAGACCACAACAGCCACATAATAAAGTAAAACGTTTAATATCCAAAAACAGAAAAAAATCAAATAATCTAACTTTTTTTAAAACATTAAAAATTATTTAAGGTCGCAGTTTCAAAGTGTAACCTTTATCCAATTCCATAAGTCTATAACTTTTTAAAAATATTAAAAATGTTAAAAATATTAAAATGTTAAAAATATTTAAGGTCGCAGTTTCAAAGTGTAACCTTTATCCAATTCCATAAGTCTATAACTTTTTAAAAATATTAAAAATGTTAAAAATATTAAAATGTTAAAAATATTTAAGGTCGCAGTTTCAAAGTGTAACCTTTATCCAATTCCATAAGTCTATAACTTTTTAAAAATATTAAAAATGTTAAAAATATTAAAATGTTAAAAATATTTAAGGTCGCAGTTTCAAAGTGTAACCTTTATCCAATTCCATAAGTCTATAACTTTTTAAAAATATTGAAAATATAATGATAAACAAAAAAAAAGGAAACATGAGTTTGTTATTGCGCAATTTTGCCTACAATAATCAAATTTTTCAAATATATATTCTTTTTGACGATAAGCAACAAAAATTTTGGGTTAAAGCCAATGATGTGTGCAATGTTTTGCAATATAAACGGCCCAATAATGCCATCGCAAATAATGTTGAATCGGATGAGAAAAGAATGTGGAAAGATCTGGAGATAACTAAAAATATTCCTGTTCCTAGTAATTGGCAACCCAAAACTATATTTATTACCGAATTAGGAGTATATTCTTTAATATTGAAGTCAAAAATGCCGGATACTCAAAAAATTAAAAAATGGATCTTTGAAGATAGTCTGCCGTCTATTAGAAAAACAAGAATGTACAATAGTAATCCAACAACCTTTTATAGTCCAGAACAAATGAAAATTCTTACAGGAGTTGTAAAAAAAGAAAGACAAAAGATGGCTATAATACCGAAAAATCCAAAACAGAGGCCTATTTTTCGATTACTTAAACATAAAACAACAATAAACGAATATTATTACATTTGTCGTCAAGCAAAATCTATGGAAGACGCAATGAAAAGTAAAGAAGATTATAATATTGTTTTTGATTTACCCAATATAGCAAATGCACTTATTTTTACTCATGCTTTAAAGAATTATTTAAAAAATAATAAAATTCCACATACACTCGGAAGGAATATAATCCGAACAGAAATAGATCTTGTTGTTATTATTTTAAAAATTAAAGACGATCATATTACTTTACAAGATGAGTATCCTGCTTTAAAATATAAAGACGAGTTTCTTGCTATAAAAGATGAAGTCAATTCTCTGGACGAAAAAATAAAAGATTTAGCAATAATTTAACTTTTTTAAACACATCTCTCTTTTTATAATAAAACATCTTCTTAAAATCTTCACAAATATCTTAAGGCTTTAAAGAATAACAATGAAGATTATAGGATGGTTTGTAAATATTGAAATTGTAGTATATAAAGAAATTACACCCGTATATTGTGTGAATTTTACATAAAGCTGTACCAAACCTTTATATTGAAAAATGGCAGAATCCAAAGAAACCAAAGAATGGTTATTTAATGAGGTCTTGCCTTCAATTATGAGAAATGGATTTTATATACCACCGAATCTTTCACAAGAAGAACAAGAAGGTTTAAAGGAAAAATTACAAACAGCTAGGGAAAATTTAGACAAAAAACAAGAAGAATGGGAGAAATTATCCGAAATGAAACGTTCAGAAAACACGTTCGTTTTTCGATTGTTTCGTCATAAAATAAGAAGAAATGAATATTCTTATGTTTGTTGTCAAAGAAAATTTGTCGAGGTTGCCATAAAAGATAAAAATGATTATGATCTAGTTTTCTCTATGGACCCGATTGTAGACGGAACCCAGTTTGTTAATGATATAAAATCACATTTAAAACTCAACAAAATTCCCCATAAATTTGAACATGATAACATAATAAAAACTGAATCGGACTTGGCAGATATACTTTTAAACTTAAAAGATAAAGATAAAGATAAAGATCAATTACCTGAATTATTCTTTCCTATAAGACAGATGATCTTGGGTTCAATGCGTGCTGCTGCTGCTGCAAATCCAAATGTTTAAATATTTCTTACATATCAAAAATATTTTACCTTTTTCAAAATTTATAACTTTTTATGCTTTGGATTATATTGAAAAAATAATAACTCTTTAAAAATCTAATCATGGGTGTATATCGCGCTTTTTATCACATGCCTGATCTTAAGACCAAATATGAAATTATTGTCTATTTTGACAAAAAAGAAGAGTTTTGGATTAGAGAAAGAGAAGTTTCGCTTGCTATGGGAATTAAGCATAAAGATTCGGCTCAGAAGTATGTATTTGCTAAAGATCAAATGACCTGGGGGCAATTAATGGTATTAAACGAGAAAAATAAGGTTGAAGTTCCGTGGTCATCCAATGAAATATTTATCAATTATACAGGATTGTGTGGACTTGGATCACTTGTAAGCACAAACCCAATTGGATCTCTTTTTAAAAAAACCTTTGATGATACACTTCTGCCTTATATAATAAACAAATATCATTTGGCTTATATAGAAAAAACCGATAGGATCAAAACCTTTCAAATCATGGCAAACCAAGAAAAAAGTCAATTTGATGAATATAGGCTTATTGTTATGGGGAAACTTAATGATTTAAAAAATAAAGGAGAAGAATACAAGAAAGAAATAATAAAAATAGATAACGCATTGACCCAATTAAACACAGAGTACACTCAACAAAAAAATAAATTTGATGAAAGACTCGCAATCTTTACAGAGAAAATCAGATTCTTGGAAGATGGTTCTCAAAATCTTAAAGCTTTTAGTGATGAAGGACTTATCCTTAATTGATAACAAATCTCTTTTTTTTATAAAAATCTAACATATTATACAAGTCTGATATATTTGACAAGTTTGGTTTATTCAACATATCAAACAAACCCAATATATTCAACTAGTCTGATATATTAGACAAAGCCAATATATTCGATAAGTCTGGTATATTAGACAAACCCAACAAGTCAAACAAGTCTGGTTTATTCAACAAGTCTGATAATATATTAGACAAACCCAATATATTCGATAAGTCTGGTATATTAGACAAACCCAATATATTAAACTAGTCTGGTTTATTCGATAAGTCTGGTATATTAGACAAACCCAACAAACCCAACAAGGCAAACAAATCCAATATATTCAACAAGTCTGGTATATTAAACAAACCCAATATATTAAACTAGTCTGGTTTATTCGATAAGTCTGGTATATTAGACAAACCCAATAAGTCAAACAAATTAAACAAACCCAATATATTCGATAAGTCTGGTATATTCAACTAGTCTGGTATATTAGACAAACCCAATATATTCGATAAGTCTGGTATATTCAACATATCAAACAAACCCAATATATTCAACTAGTCTGGTATATTCGATTATTGAAATTTTATCTCTTTTCTAAAATATTTCCAAAAATGTTTCTAATCCGAACATATCATAAATTCGATGATGGGATCTATTCTCTACATCTTGTCCTAAACCAGGCTATGTTATATATTCGAGCTTGTGATATTGGTAAAGTACTTAAAATCAAAAACCTATCTGCGAATCTTCCCCAAGAAGAACATGTGTGGATAAATGGGTTTAATGTGTCAAAAGATTATATGATAGGTGGGGCTTTTCAAACTATTTTCATAAGCGAAACGTATTTACACAAACTTATAGATATTTCACCACTTCGAGATGATATAAAAAGTTGGCTTCAAAATATTTCTTTAACTCTGATTAAACTTTCCAAAATACCCTTTAGACAAATCAAAATGTATGATGCCATGGCAGATTTGCGAGAAATGTTTGAAAATATTGAAGATTTTAGACAACATCGAATATTTAACAAATTTGGAACATGGGAAGATTATCTAGAATTGGAGCGAATAATGGAAAATAGTGGAGATAAGATAAAAATTTTTCAACCTGTTGAGTGTTATAATTTTACAACAGGATTATTTGATTATTATGGATCTTCTTAGATATTTTAACTTTTTATATATTTTTATCTATCTGGTATATCTAACAAACCCAACAAGTTAAACAAGTCTGGTTTGTGTAATAAGTCTGGTTTGTGTAATAAGTCTGGTTTGTGTAATAAGTCTGGTTTGTGTAATAAGTCTGGTTTGTGTAATAAGTCTGGTTTTTCTAACAAACCCAACAAATCAAACAAGTTGGGTTTATGTAATTGGTCTGATATATCTAATAAGTCTGGTTTGTGTAATAAGTCTAATATATCTAACAAAAACCTAACAAATCAAACTAATCTGATTTGTATAACTAGTCTGGTTTGTGTAACAAGTCTGGTATATCTAACAAAAATCTAACAAATCAAATAAGTCAAACAAGTTAAACTAGTCTGGTTTATGTAACTAGTCTGGTTTATGTAACTAGTCTGGTTTATCTAACAAAAAAATCTAACAAATCAAACAAATCAAATAAGTTAAACAAGTCTGGTTTATTTAACAAACCCAACAAGTCGGATTTATGTAATAAGTCTGGTTTATGTAATTAGTCTGGTTTATCTAACAAAAACCTAACAAATCAAACTAATCAAACAAATCAAACAAGTTGGGTTTATGTAATAAGTCTGGTTTATCTAACAAATCAAATAAGTTAAACAAGTCTGGTTTTTCTAACAAACCCAACAAATCTAACAAGTTGGATTTATGTAATTAGTCTGGTTTATCTAACAAACCCAACTTGTATAACATATTAGATTTTTTGAAAAAATACCATCTTTTTTATAAACGATAACTTTCAAAATGCTGTTAATCAAAAGAGAATTCCAATCCTTTAATGGTGTTTTTCAACTTTACACATTTTTAAAAGATTCTGCAATATATTTTAAAGCTCGTGAAATAGGCGAAATTTTAAAATCCAAAAATCTGATCAAAAAAATGCCTTTTGAAGAACGTATAGAATGGAAAACTCTTGATCCTCTTAATGAATATAAAACAACTTGGGCTTCTCAAACAATTTTCGTTAATGTTGAATATATCTGGAAATTGCTAGAAAAATCAAACTTGTTACCAACTCAACGAAAAGACTTCGAATCTTGGATTTCTGAGACCATAATCGAATTAAAAAAACTTTCCAAATTACCACAAAACGATCTTGATCTTAAAATATTTTTGGATGCTTTACGATATGATTTTGTCAAGTTTAATGTGACACTCGAGAATTTTATTCCAGATCCAAATACAGAAGCATATCAACGTTCTACAGAATATTACCAACAAGAAGATACCAAGATTAGAATTATTCCCCAAAAGATTCATCAATTCTGTTTTAAAATACTAGCGATGAAAAATGGGAAATATATATGTCATTATGGGCCACAGCATGTAGTACTTAAAAAGGTAAAAGATTTTCCAGATTATCAAGAAAAGATGACTATTTTTACACCTCTTCCACTTGTAACAATACTTAATAAACTTGAAACAACTTTATATGATATGGGTTTCAAAAAGCAAAGTGACGTAGTTGGTCTTGGGGTTGTCAAATTATCTGAAGTATTGCAAGCATTGGAAAAAATAAGGACTTTCTTAGAAATGTTATAATCTTCTCTTTTTTTTGAAAAATAACCTTTCTTCAAATAAACACCAATAACAATGGCATCTACGGCAACTAGAATATTTGAGCCAATCGAAACCGGTGATGTATCTAAGACATCTAAGATATACTCAAATTATTTTAAGATAATACAAAGCAAACAAGAGCCTTTTAATTATATTATCGTATATGGAACAAAAGATGATGTTATACAAATTTTAAAAGAATATCCACATTATAACATTGTATTCAGTATCAAGACTTGTTATGCTTTGAGTGATATTGTGACAAAAATTGTAAAAACTTTAAAAGATATGAAAATACCAGTATATCCAGCAAATGTTGAAATTCCTGATAATATCATGTTAACCGAAGATGATTTTGCATATATAGAATTAGAAAATGTTGACTTGGTTGATCTTTTACGGGCTTTAAATTATATTAAAGACAAGCTACAAAAACCAAGCCCTATCAACTTTCTTAAGAAGCTTTTTAAAAAATAACCACACTTTTTCTTATTTTGTCAGATATCTAAAAATATTTTAATAAACAAAAGAAATTCCATTTTTTTAACTATTTTAGTATACAAATGCTTTAAAAATCTTATAAGTTTAACAAGTCTGATTTGTTCGATTTGTCTAACTTGTTGGGTTTATCTAACATGTCTAACTTATCTAACAAACCAGATTTGTCTAACAAACCAGATTTGTCTAACAAACCAGATTTGTCTAACCTGTTGGGTTTGTCTAACTTGTTGGGTTTGTTGGGTTTGTCTAACTTGTTCGATTTGTCTAACTTATCTAACAAACCAGATTTGTTTAACTTGTTCGATTTGTTGGGTATGTCTAACTTATTGGGTTTGTTGGCTTTGTCTAACTTACCAGATTTGTCTAATTTGTCTAATATGTTCGACTTGTTGGGTTTGTTTGATATATCAAGTATGTAATCCAAGCCAAAAAACCAGACTTGTTGGGTTTGTCTAACTTATTCGATTTGTTTAACTTGTCTAACTTATCTAACAAACCAGATTTGTTTAACTTGTTCGATTTGTTGGATATGTCTAACTAGTTGGGTTTGTTTGATAATATATCAAGTATGTAATCCAAGCCAAAAAAACCAGACTTGTTGGGTTTGTCTAATATGTTGGGTTTGTCTAATATGTTCGATTTGTTGGGTTTGTCTAATATGTTAGGTTTGTTTAATAAGTTGGGTTTGTTTAATAAGTTGGGTTTGTTTAATAAGTTGGGTTTGTCTAATATGTTAGGTTTGTCTAATATGTTGGGTTTGTCTAATATGTTGGGTTTGTCTAATATGTTGGGTTTGTCTAACTTGTTCGATTTGTTGGATTTGTCTAACTTATCTAACTTGTCTAACATATGTTAAATTCTTTAAATCTACACTTTTTTTTTAATCAATCATTCTAATATTGCAAATTAAAAAAAAAAATGTCTATGTCTATAGCAGCTAAAATTTACCAAAAGAATGACACATATTATACGTTATATATATGGGATGATGAAGAACATGGGTTATGGTATCAAATATTAGATGGTGTTCAACTTTTTTATATCGAACCTCCATGTGGAACCCATACGGATGATTGGAAACCATTACCAGAATTACATAAAGATTATAGATGTGAGTGGGGATTATTTGGTCTTTCGGAACAATTGATAGATAATATACGTTCAAGATCTCAATATCAAAAGCATTCTAATAAACAAAAAGTCTCAAAAGATAAAGGAGCCGATTATTATTTCTTTAACTATTTTTCTTAAATTTCTTCTTTTTGATATAAAAATCTAACAAGTCTAACAAGTCAAACAAGTCGAATAAGTCAAACAAATGTAATTATTACAATTAGTTATATTTTTTGCTAAAATAAGACATTTTAAAAAAGTTTCTTTGTCATGGTTACTCGTTAATATGTCAATAATGTATAAATGTTTATGATTTTAAACGAAAATAATTATACGGCCGAACACGTAGTTATTGTTTATACAGGCAAAGATGTTTGGTCTAAAACAAGTCCAAAGAGTGATTATAGTTTTGATATTAATAATTTGGAAGCAACCGGATGGAAGAAAGAAACCACTGGTAAATCATTAACATCATATAAAATAATCAACTCTGAACTAGAAAGGGCAAATTTTTATAATACATATGATGAGATTCCCGAATGTGATATACAAACTATAACAACTATGGTTGAGCCATATTTTTATATTATCCCACCACTTAAAGAGCTAAAAAATCTAACATGTCATGTTTTAGAAATAGATTATGAAGTGCCTAGAAGAAATGGAAAATTCGAACTTCCAAGAGATAAACCAGACAAAGAATATTATATTGTTGATTTTTTTGAAATGGGGTATAATGATAGGTTTAGTAAAGACTTGCAAAATGTTTATAAAGATTTAGCTGAATATCGGGTTGGTACGGGTCATTTCTTTAAATTGCCTAACATATCAGATGCTTTGGATAGTATTTCAAAACATAGCAAGTTGGGTAAGGTAATTCTCACATATAAATCTTCTGAAGAACCACAAACTAGTGCAGACATCTGTTTTACCAATTATTTTGCCAACATTGCTTTGGATCCCAAACTTGTCAAACAATATAATACAAGTTAAAGATGTCTATCGCTGCAAAGATTTATAAAAAAAAGGGCAAACCCTATGCTTTTCATATTTGTTATGCAGAGGATACGGTGTGGTATAAATACTTAACTGATCTTCAAATTTCAGATACCAGATGTCCAGAATATTGTGAAACGTTTGGTTGGGAGAAAATGTGGAATAGCCAATGTGCAAAATTTTGTTGGAATAAGAGTGATGATTCTAGATATAAAAAGGTATTTCAACACCTTGAAAATTTATTAACAGAATGCAACCATGACATGTATCCACAAAAAAATGTTTATTTTTATATAATTCCACCAGTTAACAATACAACTGACAAATTGGCATCATATGTAACAAATCTCTCTTCTGGAACATTAGTTGATAAAGATGTTATTTTTTTACCAAAAGACAAACCAGATAACGAATGTTATATTATTAACCTTTTTTCAACAGATCCTGAAATCATAAAGGATGAAAGTGAATTAGAAAAAATCTATCGTGAGTTAAAAGAATATCAATCTCCAGACAATAAACATCATTTTCGACTTGCTCAGGAAGATAATATTTCGTTTATTTTAAAAATCATCAATAAACATACTGAACTCGAAACTATGCTTATAACATACAAATCATTAGAAAATGAACCAGATATTCACTTTTTTAATTATTTTACGTAAACCCCATTATCAAAAAATGCTATAAATGTTATTCGCTTATGATAGCTATACAAAATTTACGGTCGTTCTGGTCTATACTCAAAAAGCTATTTGGTATAAAAAGATTAAAAATGTTAGGGCCGACGAATATAAGTTTTCAAGAGATGTTAGTTTTGATCTTGCTACAATAGATTTTGATGTTGAGAACCCAAAGGCAAACGGATGGACAAAAAAATATCCAACTCAAGAAGATCATATGGTATTAGAAACAATCGAATCTATGATAGATCTAGAAGAAGATCATGCATCAATCATCTATGCGAATGGACAACTTATACCAAGCAAGATTAATTCATATTTTTATATTATCCCACCACTTAAAGAGTTAAAAAATTTAACATGTTATGTTTCGGAAATAGATTGTACAGTGCCTAGAAAAGATGGTACATTTGATCTTCCACGAGACCAACCAGATAGTCAATATTATATTGTAGATTTCTTCCAATTGGGCTCTGATGATGGATATTATACTTTAGAAAATATTTACACAGATTTAGCAGAATATCGTGTTGACAAAAGCAATCGTTTTAAACTTCCTGATATTTCTACAGCAGTAGATATTATTTCTAAACATAGTAATTTGGGCACAGTCGTTTTAACATATGAATCCTCTGAAACCCCACGTAAAGGAGCCAATCTCTGTTTCACTAATTATTTTGCTAAACTTTCTTTGGATTCTAAACTTGCCGAATCATAGAAGCCCAATGATGATATACCTTGTTATCTTAGTTATTAAAAAAAATGAAATTTTATAAAATACTTTAACGTGTTTCAGATTTTAACGTGTTACAAAAAATGAAAGTGTTACAATTACTTGTGTTTTTAGGTATTTTATATCTAACTCATGGGGTAAGCTTGGAAGAACGTATCGAAGTTATGAAAGAGGCTTTGTCTTTAAATCTAGAGACAAATCCAAACACAAATTCATTACGTAGAACGTTTTATCGGCCTAGAGCAATTGATGATGCTCAACATTTAAGGTATAGGGATGACGATGATTTGCCCAGTACAAGTCGACAGGCCCAAGCTAAACGAGACCGTCAGCGAACCTCAACATCAACCACTCAATGAAATTATCGATGTTGTAAATATATAAAAGCTTTTTGAAAATAACCTTTTTTTCTAAACATTTCAGATAACATAAATGGTTTCAACTCAAAAATACTTAAAAATTGTTGAGTGTAAAGAATCATTGGATTATAAAATTGTCTATGGAACCAAAGACGAAATCAATCAACAATTAAGAGAAATAAGAAATAATAACGAGTATAATTGTTGTGATATACTTTTTACTACAAAGACACATCTTTCATTGGTTACAATTTTAAAAAAAATCAAAAAAGTTTTAGAAGACACGCATATTATTTGTTATTGGCAAGATAAAGCAACAAGTGAGTGTCTACTTGAAGAGTTTGCTCATATTAAAATGTGTGATCTTTTGCCTGCTTTAAGAAGTATTGAATATCTTTTAAAAACAGAAACCGAACCTGAAATTTAGAAAATTCTTTAATAATCTAACTTGTCACCCAAGTCGAACTTGTCACACAACCCGATTACCAAAAATATTGAAAAAAGATAATTTTATAAAAATCATGAGTTTGATATTAAAAAAATATGAAATCAATGGCAAATCCTTTCCGGTTTGTGTCTTAATGATCAAAAATGGTGAATTGTGGTTTAAGGGTAATAATATTGCTTCTATCTTGGAGTATAAACGTCCTAGAGATGCAATTAGACATCATGTATCTGAAAAAAATAAAATATCTTGGTATGCTTTAATGTTGTTACTTGATAAAGATTCTGAAGAAATTAAAAAATTTAAAGGACATCATCCACATTCAATGTTTATTACTCAAGCTGGCATTCACGAAATATTATATCACTCTAAACAAACTGAAGCTATTCCATTTCTTCAAGCAATTATAAACACAATATCTTTAACCCAATATGATATTATAGAAGATGGTGTAAAATTGACAAAGAAAAATCCAAATTCTATTGATAAATCTGGGTTTATATATATCGCAACTTCTGATGCTTATAAAGAAGATAATGCTTATAAAATCGGATGTACTAAAAATCCACCAGCACGTTTAGTGAGTTTAAACACTGGTAATCGTTTTAATGATCGTTTAGATTTTATACAAATTTTTAAAGTTGATTCTAATTATAAAACAATTGAAAAACAAATACATGTGGAACTAGCAGAATATCGAGAAGAAAAGGGTGAATTTTTTAAAGTTGATGATTTGGAAACGATAATTGATGTAATAAAAAAGATATCTATAACAGATTAAACCATCTCAGTATTTCAATTCTCAAACTTTTTTTTAAAGAATAACTTGTCTGATTTATCGAACATATCTAGTATGTTTGACTTATCCAACAAACCCAACAAATCCAACAAATCTAACTTGTCTGATATATTTAACTTGTCTGACTTATCTGGTATGTCTGACTTACCCAACAAATCTAACAAATCTAACAAATCTAACAAATCTAACAAATCTAACAAATCTAACAAATCTAACAAATCTAACTTATCTGGTATATTTAACTTGTCTGATATATTTGACTTGTCTGACTTATCCAACAAACCCAACAAATCTAACAAATCTAACAAATCTAACTTATCTGGTATATTTAACTTGTCTGATATATTTGACTTGTCTGACTTATCCAACAAACCCAACAAATCTAACTTATCTGGTATATCTGGTATATCTGGTTTTTTGAAAAATGACCCACAATATTAAAAGGTTCTATCTAAACTTTCAAAACCCTTCAAACCTTATTAAAAAACTGCCAAACTATCAAAATGTCTCTGGTATTCCGAAAATTTGTCATTAAAGGCAAATCCTTCCCTCTTTGTGTCTTTATGGCAAAACGTAGAAATCTATTGTTTAATGGGAATGATATTATCTCTATACTAAACTCGAATCAAGATAAAAAATTGAGTCTCAAACAGGTATCTGCAGAAAATCGAGTATCATGGGTCGAATTAAAAAAATTATTAGAAGCAGAAAATAAACCTGAAGATTCTCTAGGATTTTTAGAAGTTGGTGATATTGATGATAGTGAGTATGATGAGTATGAAAAGGAGAATGAAGAAGATGATCAGGGTTTTAAAGAATCTATTTCTTTTGATACTTTGTCAACTCTTCGTCAAATAGAATCATATTTTATTACTCGGAATGGACTTCTTGAATTATTGAGACTTTTTAAACATCGTACACCATGTTCCCACAGCGATGATATGATTACCGATATTCTCTTTCTGCAACGAAAAGAAATTTTAGAAAACAAAGCAAGTTGGATAAAGGTAAACTTGTCTTGTCTTATTGATCAAACTGGTTACATATATATCGCAACAAGTAATAGATATGCTAACGCCAATACATATAAGATAGGTTATGCTAAAAATCTATCAAAACGCTTAACGAGTTTAAATTTTAACTATATCCATGATGATCTTTTATATTTTAAACAAGTTTTCTATTGTGGATCTAATTGTATAACTATGAAAAAACAAATATGGGCAGAATTGGCTCAATATCGTGAAGAACAAAGCACATTCTTTAAAGTTCCGAATTTAGATATAGCAATCAATGTAATAAAGAAATTAACCACATAATATTTTTTTTTAAAATCTAACATACTAAACCAATCTAACAAGTATAACAAGTCTGACAAGTAGAACAAGTCTGGTTTTTATAAAAAATCTAACATATCTAACATATCTAACAAGTCTAACAAGTCAAACAAGTCTGGTTTTTATAAAAAATCTAACATATCTAACAAATCTAACAAGTCTGGTTTGTAGAACAAGTCCGGTTTATAGAATAAGTCTGGTTTTTATAAAAAATCTAACATATCTAACAAATCTAACATATCTAACATATCTAACAAGTCAAACAAGTCAAACAAGTCTGGTTTTTATAAAAAATCTAACATATCTAACATATCTAACAAATCTGGTTTATAGAACAAGTCAAACAAGTCAAACAAGTCAAACAAGTCTAACATATCTGACAAATCCGACAAGCAGAACAAGTCTGGTTTTTATAAAAAATCTAACAAATCTAACAAGTCTGGTTTATAGAACAAGTCAAACACGTCTAATAAGTCTGGTTTTTATAAAAAATCTAACATATCTAACAAGTCTGGTTTATAGAATCAATTCCATCTTATTGAAAAATAAATATTTTAATAGATTTCTACTTCTCTCCCGTTTTGACAATGAGTCTTGTGTTCAAAGAGTATTATGTTTTAGACCCAACTTTTTCTTGGCTAGATGTTTATATGCTTAATATTTTTGTCAATGTTGATGGTGATTTCTTTTTTAAAACCGATGATGTTTTGAATATATTGAAAGATTTTACCATTGATTCACAAAATCCAAATTATCAGTGTATTTGGGAAAATTTAAACACTTTTAAAATACAAACAAATTGGCCTCCAAACACTCAATTTATAACCGAAACAGGCATATGTTCGTTATTAATCGATATTGGATTATCTCACCCAATGTCTTTCGAATCTAGAAATTTTCATACATGGTTCTTTCAAGAAATTTTTCCTATCATAGAAGCTCGAGACGATGGTCTTATAACAGCTCTTGAGTGTGTTGAGGCTTTGGTTTAATTTTTTTTTTAAAAACTCTAGATAAGTCGAACTAGTGAGACAAGTCAAATATATAAGACAAACCCAACAAGTCGAACTAGTGAGACAAATCAAATATATAAGACAAACCCAACAAGTCGAACTAGTGAGACAAATCAAATATATAAGACAAACCCAACTTATTAGACAAGTCGAACATATAAAAAAGTCGAACTAATAAGACAAATCAAATATATAAGACAAACCCAACTTATTAGACAAGTCGAACTAGTGAAATAAGTCAAGTATATAAGACAAGTCGAACTAGTGAAACAAGTCAAATATTAAAAACAAGTCGAACATATAAGACAAACCCAACTTATTAGACAAGTCGAACTATAAGACAAACCTAACAAATCAAACAAATCAAACATATAAAACAAGTCGAACTAATGAGACAAGTAAATCAATTATCATGTTGAACTAATCAAATATACCAACTGATTATCTACAATTTTTATAACATATTGCGAATTCTCCATCACTATAACACCAATCTCTTTACGTGTTTCATCATATACAGTCCCAGTCTCTTTGTCCATATAACCATTTTTGTAAACAATATTAAAATCTGGAGAAAAGGTATAAGAGATCATTACAAGTTTTTTTTGTAAAGTAACCAATGTTTGGGGAACATAAGCATTATTGGTTAAAATCTCAAAATCTGTGGGTTCTCTTCCAATCTCTGCTGGAAATTCCTTATGTATCGTTTCTATGCAAGTTTGATCAAATAGACGAATAATTTCCTGTTTTTGGATTTCTTTACGTATTACAATATCTAAAATCTCTTGATCTACCGACTTTGTTTTTATTGTTCTAGCCATATCATCATCATTGGTATGAGATAAAAGTATGTGAACATTTACATATCTTTGCTCTTCAGGCAATTCTTCATGTAAACCCAATCTTATCCCTCTCCCAATTATTTGCTCAAGATTGGATCCAGACCAAGGTATATCCATTATAACCATATCAGAAATATTTGAAAATGATATTCCTTCTTTACCTGCTCCAGAAAAGATACAAACTTTAACCTCTTCACCATATTTATTATTTGGCCTATTGAACCTCTCAACCTCATCATCTCTTATCTTTTTGGTAGTTTGGGTATATTCGATATAAGAAATTTTAAACTTATCAAAAAATATCTTCAAAGTCTTAACCCCTGCAAAAGTCACGAATGGTTGATATACCAGACATTTGCCTCGAGATTGTTTGATTAGTTGACATGTTTTTACATATTTACAAGATAGAGTATTCAAAAATAACAGATCTTGTATATCTTTGGTTAATCTGTTGGGTTTACCAGGCATCTGTGAAGGTGTGAAATCGATATCTATATTAGGATCCAAGTTCAAATTTTGTGAAAGCAGAAAGTTGTCTGTCTGTAATCGCCCAGATGCAAACTTTTGTAAAAATCTATCAGAAAAATCAATATCTGAAAGCAAAGTTATAAAATCCTTTAGGCCTTTCTTGATATTTTGTGTTTCTTGAATAGCTAATGTGGCTGCTATACGTCTGGCCATTCTAAAATTTTTAGCAAGCGATTCGTTTTCTCTTTTTTCGCTTTGATAGTAATTTTTGCTTTGTTTGGAAGACATTAACAAATTATGCAAATGTATTTTCTTTCCAGCCAATCTATCTTTATAATCACGATCTTCAAACAAATTGGGAGCTGAGAAACGTTGAAAAGAAGCCAATCCTATGATAACTTGTTTCAAAGACCCAGGATTGTTTAACCTGTTTTTGTTATCAAAAATGAGTTCGTGAGCAGATATTGTTCCTTTTCTCAACATATTCACCATATATGTAAACTCTAGAAAAGAATCGGTCATTGGGGTTGCTGTCATAAATAGGGTTTTGTTTGTCTTTTTTGCCACACCTTGCAATAGAATCTGATAAACATCAAATAACCTTCTTGGCTTATTATTATCTTTTGGAAGCAATTTTTTGATAAAATCGTGAGACTCGTCAAAAATATAGAAAACTCTTTCATCTTGTTGGATATTATTGTGTATCAGTTTAAAAGGCCCAGTTATATCCAAATCGTAAAAAATTAGGTGAACATTCCTTTTTATCTCCTCATCTAAAAACAAATCAATATTTTTCCTCCATGGATCTTGTGCTAAGGATGATTTGACAAAAATAAAAATTTTCCACTTGGGATACAATTTGAAGATGTTTTTCATAAGATATATACACATAATAGTCTTACCAAATCCGGTTTCCCAAAAAAGCAAAAGCGATGGGTTTTGTTCTAATAAGAAATAACTCGCTGTAAAGGCTTGATATGGTGTTAAAGTTAAAATTTTTCCTGTTTCTAGGTTTGTAAGAGTGGATTCGAAGTTATTATCAAACTCAGTCAATCCATAATTAATAAAAGAAGCTAACTCTTTTTTTAAGAATTCCATATTTAAATGGATCTTTCGTCAGGTCTGCGTACCCTTTTAGTTATTATAATTATTGTGATTATAATATTTGTGGCAAACTCTTATTGTAATCAAAAAAAAGAAAACAAAGAAGCGGATTCTCCTAAATTTGTGATGGATTCTAATTTTTTAACACATTTGAGTATACACACGTCATTAGAAAAAAAGATCATAGAATTGGAAGACGAGTTGCAAAAATATAAAAAGTCCAATAATCTAGACAAGTCAGAAGAATCAGATATACCCAGTCCAAAACCAAAATCAAAATCAAAAACAAAAAAGGCATCTTCTTCTGATGATAGTGTTAAAATAAGTGACGAATCCAAATAAAAATTTTTCTATAAATGGATTTTTTATATGTACTAATGATTTTTATTATATTTTTTGCTATTGCATACAATGTGAGTATTTTGCTTAATGAGGATAAAATTTTCAAAGCAAAACAGTTTACCATTGATTACTTCTTGGGGGTCAAGGAGCAAGTTCCAACACGAAAAACCCAAGAAACCACTTTAAATCCTGAAAAGATACGAGCACTCCTAGAAGTTTTACGTAATGACCAAATCGCGTTTAACAAAGAACACCCGGAATCCGCAACAGAGCGAAAGGATATATTAAAGGAACTAACTAAAAAAATTGAAAATCTTGAAGAAAAAAATAATAAGTTAAATCAGAAACTAGATGCATTAAAATTATAAGCCTCAAAGATGTCTTTTAACGGTTATTATCTAGAAATTATTGTAAACGAAACTCTTCTAGAAAAAATCTATCATATCACAAAAAAACATGGCATTAGCTTGGGTTCTAAATATTTAAAACCTGGGGTCAAAGTTAGATTTCCAATGGGATTTTTTTCCCATAAAGGTGTTGTATTGAATTGTGTGTGGAAAAAAACAAAACGCATCTTTATACACCCAATAACAACAAATTTTACATCTTCTATAATTTTAAAACCCTTTCAACAAGAGATAGTAACAAAATATTTTCAAATGGCATCTATGATTCAAACAGTAAATGATGTTCCACCATATATTACAATCTCGGCACCTTGTTCAACAGGAAAAACTGTCATAGCTATCCATATTTTAACCAAACTGAAAGAAAAGGCTTTTATTGTCACAAAAAGTATAGAATTGGCAAAACAGTGGCATGATGAGATTTTAAGATTCACAACTGGATTAAAAGTGTTTGTCTCAGAAAAAGGTGTTAAAAGTTATCTAGAAAATAAGGAATCACATGATATCTTATGTTTTCCATCCAGACATATAGAATCAAAAGAATTTTGTAAATTTTTGAGTGCAAACTACTCTTGTGCGATCTATGATGAAAGCCATATATATAATCTAGAAGAAAAGAGTTTTCTTGGAAGTTTTTTAATAAATTACACATTTTCGAGAAGTATCGCTTTATCAGCAACACCAAGAGTGTATAATGGATTATATTTTGGACCATTATTAGAAACTAGACCCATTCTAAACACATTTAATATCAAACCCAATTTTAAAAAAGTAGCTTTTGAGATAATAGTAGACCAACAGAAATATATGCCTGTTCCATCAAACACACCATATTTGGCAAAATATCAAAATTATCTCAAATATCCAAATAAACACAAAAGATTTTTAGAAGTGGATATTGTTAAAAAACGGGCATTAAGTATAGATTTAAACCGTATTCAAACAATTTTTCGAATGATACAATATGAATTTGCTGAATACACCGAAGATCCACCAAAACTACTTCTTGTTGTAAAATTTATTGATGAGATTGAAATGTATACTGATATGCTCAAGAAAGCCAATTTAGCCCCAGTATTCCCTATTTTACAAAATGAAGAGATTAAAATACAAGAATTGCGTGACAAGTTAAAATCAGAAGACAAATATATAATTATTGGAACCGAAAAAAGTCTTGGTACAGGCATAGATATCCCATCTTTGAATAGTTTACACATGGCTTTGCTTTCTACAAATAAAACGATTTTGATACAAACCATTGGTAGAGTAGCTAGGCCAAATAATTCAAAATATCATAGGATTTTCTTTTATAACATATCGAGTTACATCGAGTTAAGCGTTACATCGTATATCGAAACACTAAAAAATGTTTTAATAAAGGAAAATTGGATGATCTTTTTAAAATCTGGTTAAAAATCTTAAAGTTGTTTGATAAACTAGACAAGTAAGACAAGCCAGACTTATTAGATTTGTTCGATAAACCAGACAAATAAGACAAACCAGATTTGTTAGACTTGTTGGGTTTGTTTGATAAGCCAGACAAGTAAGACTTATTAGATTTGTTCGATAAACTAGACAAATAAGACAAACAGATTTGTTAGACTTGTTGGGTTTGTTTGATTTATTCGATAAGCCAGACAAGTAAGATTTATTAGATTTGTTCGATAAGTTAGACAAATTCGACAAATTAGACAAGTTCGATAAGCCAGACTAGTTGGATTTGTTTGATAAACCAGACTAGTTGGGTTTGTTTGATTTGTTCGATAAGTTAGACAAATTCGACAAATTAGACAAGTTCGATAAGCCAGACTAGTTGGGTTTATTTGATTTGTTTGATAAGTTAGATTTGTTTGAATTATCCGGCAAATTAGACAAGTTCAATAAGTTAGATTAGTTGGATTTATTTGATTTGTTGGATTTGTTTGATAAGTTCGATTTGTTAGACTTGTTGGGTTTATTTGATTTGTTTGAATTATCCAGCAAATTAGACAAATTAGACTTGTCTTACTTTCTAAAAAACGTTAACTTGAAAACAAATACAACAGATCTATGATATATTTAGGATTTAGGGCCTTTCTTACCCTTTCCACCATATTGTTCAACATCTTCATAATCAATATCAAAAGCCTTATCAGAAGAAGCACCGCCTTTAGTTTTTTTGGGTTTTACAGGCTTGGCTGGGGTTTTTGGGGGTTTAGGTTTTGGGGTTTTTGGGGTTTTTGGAGAAGCCCCCGACCTTCTATTAGTACTATCACTGGAACTACCAGCAACCAAAGTCAATTTTTCCATTTTTTTGAGAGCACCTTGTTCATCAGGTTGCAAAGCAATACCAGTAACATAAAAACGCCCTTTCATACTATCAAAGCGAGCATATACAGAAAGTTTAGTGCCAGCAATTTGATACCATTTTGATTCTGTTGTTGGATCTATCAAGCTCCCACCCTTGATTGCTTGGGTTTGAATAAATTTATTTAATTCCGGTATATTCATAGTATCAAGGGCTTTCATGTACTCGGGATCGAGGAAGTGTTCGAGTTGTGTCTCCATATTTATATTGAAAAAAACTTTTATATTTTTAAAAACGATGGCAAACAATATTGCGTGGTTAGACTTAGAAATGACGGGGCTTGATCCTGAAACAGACAATATTTTGGAAATTGGTTGCTTTATTACCAATGATGCCTTAGAAATTACAAGTCCTATATTCCATATGATCATTCATAATTCTGATGATATTTTAAAAAGTATGGACAAATGGTGTAAAAAGACACACACAAAAAACGGATTAATCACAGAAGTTATGAATAGCAAAACCTCTCTTGAAGTGGCTGAAAAAAAGTTAATACAATTCTTCAAAGCCCATGCTTCTTCTGATAAGGCTATAATTTTGGCTGGAAATAGTATCTATATAGATAAAGGATTCTTGTGTGAACATATGCCTAGGCTTTATCCCATGTTACATTATCGAGTTATTGATGTATCTTCTTTTGCTGAAATTTTTAAACGTGTTAATCCACAAAAATATGCTCAAAGACCCAAAAAAAGATGCATACACAGGGCTGTAAACGATATAAAGGATAGTTTGGCTGAGATGCAATATTACAAATCTTTTATCTCTCTTACATAATTTTTCTTTAAAAAATACATAATATTTTTAACATATTTGTCCTTTTTTAACAAAGCAAAATGAGTGAAATACAGAAAGAAATCTCCATTATCCAAGCAAATCTAGCAAAAGCTGGAAGAAACCAAATACAGAAACGTTTTTCATCTACTTTTGATGAGAACAAAGAGGAGGTGTTGGCTCTCAAGGATTATTATATTCATCGTGATTATATAACCATTGATTTCCAAACTAACCCATTGGCTGTATTATTAGCCAGATTTATCAAAAGTCACTACTTTAAGCCTTCGTTTAATATGGTTTTGGAAGTCGAAAATACCACAAACGTTCCACATGAAGCACTTTTGCCAATTGGTCGAATGCCCTTGGAATTATTGTTTGGCGAAGAAAATTTAAACGATTTCTTGATAGAAAAGACAACTGATGAAAATCTGGATAATTATAATTATATGTATCCATCTGGTTTCTTTATAGATATTCCACTCGAGACCAAACATGGATATTTGACACTCTATGATTATATTACACCTTTTGCTATTATACAAAACAAGATACATTTGGTTCCAAAAACTGAAACTATGAAATATTGGATCTTTTTCAACTCACCAAGAGAATCAAAAAAAGGGGTTCATTTGACATTTTTTAACTTGTTTTGGGAATCAGCTGAAATGGATGATGCTTTGATAGATAACTTTATTTCTACTTTTAAACTCAAAATGACACGTTTGGAATTTAAAAATATGTTTACAAATGCCCATCTTTTGGTAAATAAAACCCAAAGATTCATAGCTTGTGATAATTTCCATGCTTTTAAAGATGGGGACAATTACACGTTAAAAATGTATATCGATCTTTACTTTTTACAAAATCTGGATATTCAAATTGATTTCTATTGTAAACTTGTCTCAAAAGCTTTGAATAATATCAAACATGTGATTTTAAAAATATTGCCAGATTTTAAGAGTGATGGAAAGTCAGATTTTTTCGAAAATGCCAACGAAGAAATAAGAATGATGCAAATCAAACTAATGTCTGAACAAACAAACAAGATTAAATATTTTAAAATCAAAGACGAGTATAATTCGATTATCAAATATTTATGTGATTTGTCTGGTATTCCATTTGGAAAAAAACTACTTATATTACAAAATGATCTGGTTTTTGATTCTGATCGAATATTAAAAAATCTATCTTACACAGAAAACTTATTACTTACTTGCTTAAACGGATACAAAGATGAGATTGTTTCGATCTTTGAAAAAAAACAAAAAGAAGTGAGTGAGTAAAATTTTTTTTTATGATTTTACATATTTTACACCCATATATATCTGCCAAGCCCCCAAAGGAAGCAACAGTAAAGCTGGTATGTAACTAATACTTTTGACATACAAAAGGATAACAGCCGCGTTCAAAACAGCAGAAACTAGCAAAAATATTCCAGCCGTTACCTTAGTTGACCAAGTCAAAACCGGGAATGATGAAAAAAATGTAATCAACATAGCTCCTAGGAAATAGAAGTGCATATGTGGTTTTTCACAAGATACAAAGAAAAATGATTTTGCCATTTCACCATTCTCTTGTGTGCTCAAACGATAAAAATAATCAAAAATCAGAACCAATACCATACCAACGAAAAACAAACTTATGAAACCCACAAGCCGTTCTTGGAAGACGGGAGCTTTTTCAGAATTCACAAGTTCCAGATTAATAAAAAATGTAACTAGTGGCAAAATCAAATATATACATAACGTAAAGAAGTTTGTAAATGTGTATTCGTCATGCAAAAGCGAAATCATTTATGAAAAAGAAATCTTGGGTTTTTTATTATTAAATGGATTCTGACAAAGTATTCTTTCAAGAAGATTCTAGTGATCCTTATATGGCTAATACGGTTCCATTGCCACCTACACCAGGTTCTCATTTCCAAAAAAGCCTAAAAAAAAATCTTAAACAGATAAACGAAAAAATTACAAGCAATTTCCCAAAGTTTACAGTTATCTTTTATGTTATATGTATACTTAGCATTTTGCTTATTGGGTATTTGGTTTATTTTGGGGATACGAAAACTCTTGAAAGGGCTTATCCATGGTTGCAAGTGTTATCCATATGTGGATTTTTAGTATTAATTTATACATTTATCGTACGTTGTCTCTCTTATTCTAAACAAGCATTGAAATCATAAAAAATCTGGCTTTGAGTATATATCAAATATATTTTTAAAAACCTAACTAGTCAAACAAGTCTGGTATGTCTGGTTTGGATTACATACTTAACTCGTTAAAAATATCTAACAAACCCAACATATTAAACAAACCCAACATATTAGACAAACCCAATATATTAAACAAACCCAACTAGTCAAATAAATCAAACAAACCCAACTTATAAGACAAACTCAACATATTAGACAAATCCAACTAGTCAAACAAATCAAACAAACCCAATATATTAAACAAACTCAACATATTAGACAAATCCAACTAGTCAAACAAATCAAACAAACCCAATATATTAAACAAACTCAACATATTAAACAAATCCAACTAGTCAAACAAATCAAACTAGTCAAACAAGTCAAACAAGTCTAACTAGTCTAACTAGTCTAACTAGTCTGGTTTTTCTGGCTTGGAATATATACTTAACTTTTTTAAAATATCAAACAAACCCAACAAATCTAACTAGTCTGGTATGTCTGACTTGGAATATATACTTAACTTTTTTAAAACCTCAACTCGTTAAAAAAATCAAACAAACCCAACAAACCCAACTAGTCAAACAAATCAAACTAGTCTGGTTTTTCTGGTTTGGGTTACATACTTAACTTTTTTAAAATATCAAACAAACCCAACAAGTCTAACAAATCAAACAAGTCTGGCTTGGAATATATACTTAACTTTTTTTAAAATATCAAACAAACCCAACAAACCCAATAAATCTAACTAGTCTGGCTTGGGTTACATACTTAACATGTTTTAAAACCTCAACTCGTTAAAAAAAATCAAACAAACCCAACTAGTCGAATATATTAAACAAGTCTGGTTTTTTTGGCTTGGATTACATACTTAACTTATTAAAAATATTAAACAAACCCAACTAGTCTAACAAATCTAACTAGTCAAACATATTAAACAAGTCTGGTTTTTCTGGCTTGGATTATGTGCTTAACTTATTAAAAATATTAAACAAACCCAACTAGTCAAACAAGACGAACAAGTCTAACTAGTCAAACAAATCAAACAAACCCAACATATTAAACAAACCCAACATATTAAACAAACCCAACATATTAAACAAACTCAACTAGTCAAATAAATCAAACAAATCTAATTTGTCTAGTATGTCTGGCTTGGATTACATACTTAACTTGTTTAAAATATCAAACAAACCCAACATATTAAACAAACCCAACTAGTCAAACAAATCAAACAAATCTAATTTGTCTGGTTTTTTTGGCTTGGATTACATACTTAACATATCAAACAAACCCAACTAGTCAAACAAGTCAAACAAGTCAAACAAGTCAAACAAATCTAACAAATCTAACAAATTAAACAAGTCTGGTTTTTTTGGCTTGGATTACATACTTAACTCATTAAAAAAATCAAACAAACCCAATAAACCTAATAAATCTAACAAGTCTGGTTTTTTTGGCTTGGATTACATACTTAACTCGTTAAAAAAATCAAACAAATCTAACAAATCAAACAAATCTAATTTGTCTGGTTTTTTTTGGCTTGGATTACATACTTAACTCATTAAAAAAATCAAACAAACCCAACAAACCCAACTAGTCAAACAAATCAAACTAGTCTGGTTTTTCTGGCTTGGATTATATACTTAACTTTTTTAAAATATCAAACAAACCCAACTAGTTGAACTAGTCAAACAAGTCAAACTAGTCTGGTTTTTCTGGCTTGGATTATAT